GTACTATGAGATATTACTATACGAAGCACAGAATAAAATAGTTGACAGTTATTTTAGATACATCGAAAAAAAAAGAGAACCAAAAGACCGATTTTATATGCCGCGCAGAAAACAGCTGTTAAAAATAGGACTTATAGATGCATTGCAAGGGATGATTGATGATAAATATAACATTCTATGCATAAGTTTAATCCCTGGAGCCGGTAAAACTACGATCGAAAAGTTTTTTGCTACTGCTGTAATAGGTTGGTATCCAAAGGATTATAGTTTGTTTTATTCTCACAGTGGAGATATAACTAGGATGTTCTATGATGGAACATTGGATATAGTTACTAATCCAGACGATTATACATGGAATGAAATTTTCCCCAAATTGTCTGTTACAAGAACCGATGCCAAGATGGAGCAATTCAATGTCGGTAAATACAAACCGTTTGCTTCGATGCAATGTACATCTGTTGGCAGTAAGAATGCAGGTAAGGTTCGTGCATCTAAGTTTTTGTTAGTAGATGATATGATAGGTGGAATTGAAGAAGCACTAAATCCGTTGATACTTGATAAGTTGTGGTCAAAATACGCTGTAGATGCTAGACAGCGAAAAACTCAAGATTCGGATGGTAAGCCATGCAAAGAAATACATATTGCTACTAGGTGGTCAGTTCACGATGTAATAGGCCGCATACAGAATATGTATGTTGGAAATCCTAAAGTAAAGGTAATAGCAGTACCAGACATAGATCCTGTTACAGGAGAGAGCAATTTTAATTATGAATACTGCGGTTTTACTAAAGAGTTTTTTGCGGATCAGCAATTGCTCATGGATGAGATTTCTTATAAGTGTTTATACAAGCAGGAGCCTATTGAACGTGAAGGATTATTATTTCCGGATGATAAAATTCGTAGGTATCTTAACCTTCCACATGGTGATCCTGAAATTATTACTGCACAATGTGATACAAAAGGCAAAGGAACAGATTATTTTGTACTTCCGGTGCTTCAAAAGTATGGAGATGATTATTATTGTGTTGATTGTGTGTGCGATAATACTGCAGATTATGAAGCACAGTATAGGAATGCAGCAAGTGTTCTTGTGAACAATAAGGTACAGGAATGTGAATTTGAGCGAAACGCTGGCGGTGACAGAGTCGCAATGGAAGTCAATAAGCGTGTTGAGAGTGTAGGCTGGATATGCAATATTACAGATGTACCAACAGAAACAAATAAGGAAGCCCGCATATTCCAATGTTCTAGTTGGATTTTACAGCATGTGATTTTTAAGGATCCGTCGAAGTACAAGCCAAATGAGCCATATGGAATAATGATGTCACTGCTAAAGCAATATTCGGTATCAGGAAAAAAACAGTTAGATGATGTACCGGATGTTTTCTCGAACTTTGCACTAAGAGTGACACAGGGGAATAGAGTAGCAAGAGTGGAAGCCGCTGTTAATCCATTTAGGAGGTATTAGACTATGACAACAAAGGAATATTTGAACCAAATTGAACGTCTTGATAAGATGATTACGAATAAACTTTCTGAGATTTATCAGCTGAAAATAATGGCTTGCAGTATAACTGTATCAGGTGATAGCGAAAAAGTACAGACTTCCGGTAATCAGGATAAACTTGGGTCAACAATTGCAAAGATTGTAGACTTGGAAAGAGAAACAGATGAATTAGTTGATTCGTTGGTTGATAAAAGAAAAGAAATATTAAGACAAATTGACAACATGAAAAATATAGACCACTATGATGTATTACATAAACATTATGTCGAAAGAAGAACGTTCCAAGACATAGCAGATTCCGAAAACTGGAGCATACGACAGGTTTTTAACATTCACGGAAGAGCATTACAGGAATTTGAAAAAATGTATGGAGATACATATTTGCATAAAAATTCATAAAATTTCACATTGATGTTAAAAAGTTGACATGATAAACTGACAATCAGAAGAAGTATCAGAAATGAACTTCATTCTAATCCAAAACAATAAGTTAACAAACCCTCTCATCAAGGCACCATATCAAATATGGTGCTTTTGATATTTTAAAGGAAAATGAAGATGGAAAAAACAATATACTGTCCTATTTGTAAACGAAAAGTTGGCGATTATGATGGGAAAGCAACAATAAATCAGATGTACAGATGCAAGAAGTGTAATAAGAAAATTGTTTATTACACTGATACAGGAGAAACAAAAGCAAAATCCTTACCAATTAGAGCTACAAGCAGTGGAGTGACATTTATATGAATAAGAGAAGTTTTAACGATCTTGTCAGAGGTTGTTATGGCAGAAAAATTGCATACACAAATGTCGAAATGATAAATGCTAAAAATGTTGTGAAAGTAATTGGCAGTTGTATTGGTGCGTTTTACTGGAATAAAACGGCTATTAAGTATCTTTGGGATTATTACAAAGGTGACCAACCTGTTTTGTATCGTACAAAGCTTTCAAATGAGGACATATTAAACAAGGTTGTTGAAAATCATGCATATGAAATTGTTCAATTTAAGGTTGGACAGACATATGGAGAGCCTATTCAATTCATAAGTAGAAAAGACGATAAAACTATCAACAAAGCCGTTGATATGCTTAATGATTTTATGGCTGATGCAAATAAGCAGGAAAAAGATATTAAAGCTGGAGAGTGGCAATCAGCAACAGGGACTTCATTTAAGGCAATTCAACCTAAAGATAATGGTGATATTCCATTTAGGATTGTGGCACCAACACCAATGAATACCTTTGTGATATACAACGAAAATACAGAAGAACCAATCCTTGCAGTGCAGGAGCTTAAAGATATTGACGGAAATCATTATAAAATGGCATTTTCTGAAACAATGTCATTCAGAATAGAAAATAGCAATGTTGTTGAGACAAAGCTTCACACATATGGTCAGATTCCAATTGTTGAGTTTCCGAACAATCACGAAAGAATATCTGACATTGAACTTGTTATTGGAATGCTTGATGCAATTAACAATATGCAATCTAATCGTATGGATGGTGTTGAACAGTTTGTACAGTATTGGGTTAAGTTTATTAATTGCGATATTGACAAAGAAACGTTCGAGCAGATGAAGATGAGCCATGCATTAGCAGTTAAGTCGAACAACAAAGACAACAAAGCTGATGTTGAAATCATGACGCAGGAGCTTAACCAGACGCAGTGCCAGGTCGCTAAAGAAGATTTGTGGGATAATACATTATCAATTTTAGCTATTCCAAACAAACAGGGAAATACAGGAGGAGATACACAAGGGGCGGTTGAGCTTAGAAACGGATGGGACTTCTCTAAAACAAGAGCAAAGTTAAAAGACCCGGTTGTTAAAACGGCGGAAAAAAGACTTGCAATGGTGGTTCTTAATGTATTAAGACTTGCCGGCAAAGACTTGAAACTGTCAATTAGGGATTTTGATGTGCAGATTAATCACAGTCCGCAGGATAACATGTACACCAAAGCACAGACACTTACAGTATTGTTACAAAGTGGAATACATCCTCTTGTAGCAATAAAAACAGTAGGATTATGGGGAGATGCGGAAAAGACATTTTTATTATCAAAACCATACATTGACAACATATACAAAACTATTGATGATGTAGAAGAACAAGAATCTAAGGCAAAAGAAATAGTAAAAAACATAAACAGTAACAAAGCGGTAGTTGAATAATGCTACCGCTTATTTAATTGATATGAATAAAATAGATGAACTGAACATAATTGAATACGAAGATTATTTCGGTGAAATGGAAATATCAGACCAGGAGAAGAAAGACAGAATAAACCTTGCTAAAAAATTCGAAAGAGCTTTTGAAAGACTGTTTGAAATGATTAAGGACAGCACAAAGGAAGAATGTTATGAGTACATAGATAATGCGTATTGCGAAATTGCAACAGATTATATGGGTAAGAAAATAACACCTGCCTATATAGTTTCTTATGCCGCATACATAACAATGGAAATAATAGATACAACCTTGGAAAATGCTCAATATGAATACTATACATCTATTGCACGATTGCTAAATATATCAGCAAATGAAGCTAACACGATAGGAAATTACAGGCTTCAAACAAAGATGATAAGTAAAGGGTATAAATTCAAAACTTGGAAGACAATGAAAGATAAATATGTTAGGCATACACATGTTGAAGTTGACGATAAGAAAATTAATATTTTTGAACCGTTCAAAGTCGGAAATTCGGAATTAATGTTTCCAAAAGATATGTCGCTTGGAGCAAGTGCAAATGAGATAGTGAATTGCAGATGCTCAATTATATACACGAAGAATTAAGGCAGCCATTTATGGTTGCCTTTTTCTATATAAAAAAGCAGCTATGCGAAAAATAGCAGATAACTCGGCAGGAGCAACCTGCGAAATCAAAAGCGTGAGTTAAACGGAGGTAATTATGACAAGAGAACAGGTATTGAAGTTGTTTCCAGATGCAACAGATGAGCAGATCACAGGATTGTTAAATCAGACAAATTCAGAAGTTGCAAGGGAAAAAGAAAAAAACAAGGCATACAAGGAAAAAGCCGACAATGCAGATGAGCTGCAGAAAAAACTGGATGAGTTAGAAGCAGGTAATCTTTCTGAAATTGAAAAAGCCAATAAGGCTTTAGAAGCTGCAAATAGTCAGATTGCAAAGTTGCAGAAAGAAAATGCAGTAAGAGATCAGAGAGAATCAGCAATGACTAATTTCAAGATTACCGCAGATCAGGCAAAAGCAATTGTTAAGGATGATGGAAGTCTTGATTACACAGAGCTTGGCAAGATTATGTCCGAAAAAGAAACCGCTGCGGCACAGGCTAAGGAACAGGAAATTGCAAAACATCAGGATATTCCGGGCGGCGGCAGTAATAAAGGCGGTGCAGACAATAAGACAAATGCTGAAAAGATAGCAGAAAGCCTTATATCTAATGCACCTAAGAACAATGACGTTTTATCACATTACATTCAGTAATAACAGGAGGTAAAAAAATGGCAAAAGAAATGAATATGCAGTATGAAAAGACTTCATATGCAGGAGATGTTCAGATTTTAAAGAGAGAGCCTAATGAAGCGATCCCATTAACGCTTGATTTTTCAGCGGTAACAAAAAAGGATGCGAATGGAAAGAAGATTGTAAAGGCTGGTACACCTGTAAACAAGTCAGGTGTGGCTGATAATACAGCAACAGCAATCGGAATCTTAAGATTTGATGTAACAGAAGACAGACCACAGGGAGTAGCACTTAAAAAGGCGTATCTTAATACAAAGGTAGCGGAAGCACATTCCGGCGTTACATACGCAGAAGCAGTTAAGACAGCTCTTCCAATGATTGTATTTGAATAATAACAGGAGGTAAACAGATGTTAATTAATGAAGTATTAGACAGTAAGTCTATTGCATTATCGGCAACAGAAAACGCTAGTAATCAGATACCTTATCTTGGTTTACAGTGGTTTCCAGAAAGAAAGAAACAGGGGCTTGATTTAAGCTGGATTAAGACACATAAAGGACTTCCAGTATCACTTGCACCATCCAACTTTGACACAATTCCAACTCTTAGAGCTAGAGGTGGATTAAGCAAGGAAAAAACACAGATGGCATTTTTCCGTGAGGGAATGACAGTCGGTGAAGAGGAAATGCTTGAAATCGAGCGTATTCAGTCAGCGGACGACCCTTATCTTGCAAGTGCTTTATCAAGCGTATATGACGATACTAATAATCTTGTAAGTGGTGCAGAGGTTGTACCAGAACGTATGAGAATGTCACTTCTTTCTACAAATGCAGGTCATCCGGTAATTGCTATTGTAAGTGATGGCGTTCAGTATGCTTACGATTACGATAAGGATGGCTCATACGCAAAAGACCATTACGCAAAGTTATCCGGCACAAGTATGTGGAGCGATACAACTAATTCAAAGCCACTTACAGACCTTAACAATGCAAGAAAGAAGTTGCAGAAGCAAGGCAAGATTGCTAGATATGTGCTGATGAACAGCAATACATTTCAGTATTTGCTTGATAATGCACAGATAAGAAACTCAATCCTTGCACAGAACCTTACAGCAACCATTGAGGTTGATGATGATACTGTTGTTTCAGTAGTGCAGAAGAGAACAAAGCTCACTATCGTACTTTACGATAAGATGTACATTGATGATGATGGCAAGGAGCAGTACTTCTACCCGGATAACAAGGTTACACTTCTTCCAGAAGGTAGTCTTGGCAGTACTTGGTTTGGCACTACACCGGAAGAAAGAACAGCAAGACAGGTAGCCGATGTAGATGTAACAGTATATGGTGTAGGTATCACAGTTGCTACAAAGACAGAGTACGGACCACCTATGAAGATGTCAACATTTGCTTCCGAGGTTGTTCTTCCATCATATGAGAATATGGATAGCACATTCGTATATGAGGTTCATAGCGAAGAGTAGGGGGTGCAACTATGAAATATCCATATATAGTGATTCATAATGGCAAATGGTATAGCGCAGGCGAAGAAGTCCCGGAAAATAACAATTCCGGGACTTCTTTTGACTATAGCAAGACAACCATTAATCGTATGTCTACATCTGATTTACAGGCTTTTGCCACAGAACAAGGCATAGACAATGCAGAAGAACTTACAGGAGCAGAGTTAAAGAAACTATTGATTGAGAAATTTGGATTATAGGAGATCATATGTATACAACCTTAGAACAAGTTAAGATTAGATTAGGTCAATTTCATATTGAACAGTCAGAAGATGGTTCGGACAAGGTTGTATTTGACCATCCGGAAGAAAATCCACTGATTGAACAATTAATAGAACAAGCCACGCAAGATGTAATAAGCAAACGGATATACCCGGAAAGTTATACACAAGAGCAAATAGATAATGATTTGAAAAAGCTGAATAGCGTCGTTGTCAACCTTGCAGTGTATGACTATTCACAGGCAGGAGAATCATATATGAAATCGTATTCAGAAAACGGAATAAGTCGAAACTGGAAAGACCGTGACGATTTGTTTGTTGGTGTATATCCGTTTGTAAAGATGTTATAGAAGATTGTGCGTTACCATTTGGTAGCAGGCGGCACACTTTAAGGGTGGTGGGCGGTGTGCCTTATTAAAATTGAAAGGCGGTATATAAATGCCAACAGCAGTAATTATAAGCATTATTTCAGTCGCTTTTTCCGTCTTTTTCGGATTCTTTAGCTTATCATTCAATTTTAAGAATGATAAAAAGGCTAATAGTTCGGAATTTGAGGAGAGGGTGAGAGAGAACACCCGAATCAATTTAAAGCTCGATGAGATATCAAGCAATACCACGGAAATAAAAAAAGAAGTTACAGAAATGCGAAGAGAGCTTAATTCTCACGATAGCAGAATTGTTAAGGTTGAGGAAAGCACTAAGCAGGCACATCACAGAATAGATGAATTAGTTAAGAGATTTGAGGACAAGGAGGTATAGCAGGATGGAGATTATGCAGACATTGATTACAAACATGACAATCATATTAGCAATTATCGGAGCATTAGCGTTTATTGTATCTGTAATTACACAGGTAATTAAGGGTATTGGCATATTCAACAAATTGCCTACGGATATTGTGGTGTTTGTATTATCAATCGGCATTACGATTGCATCGTTCATTGCTTATATGCAGTATATTCACATGACAATATTATGGTATATGATTCTTGCAGCAATTATGGCAGGCTTTGTAGTAGCATTTGTTGCAATGTATGGCTGGGAAAAGCTGTCTGAATTGTGGAAGCGATTTGGTAAGGATGTGAAGTAATATGCTTCGCATTAACAAGCAAAAAATGAAGTATTCATTGCAAGGCAAAAGAATAGAAGTATACGAAAAAGATGATAATGGGAATATTAAATTTTACGAATCTGCAGACGGCGAAAAAATACCGCTTGTAAAAAAAGAAATTGTTGGTTTTAGTGAACCGGTAATTTTTTATGCAAACATAAGCAATAAATTGTCAGAGGTTCTGGCAAAGCAGTTTGGTATAGATGATTCAACGAACTATTCTCAGATTATTACTGATAAAGGATTTTTGCCAATTAAATCCGGAGATCTGATATGGAAAAAATCGGATGTTAAGTATGATGAAAATGGCATTATTGATTCAACGTCTGCTGATTATACAGTCATGGGTGTTGCAGATGAAGGATTAACAGTAGATTTATTTCTAATAAAACGAAATGTTGTTGAGTCAGATCAGGTGAGTTAGATGTCGGAAATAATAAAGTTTGATTGCCTTTCAAAAAACAGCGTAGAACGCGCTATACGCCAATTAAAGGCATATAAAAACGGATTGGCATATAAATGTCAAAAGATTGCAGAAATGCTTGCAGAAAAAGGAGTAGAAATAGCAAGAATACAAGTAGCAGAATTAGATGCAGTGTTTACGGGCGAACTCATAGAGAGCATTCATTCAGAATATAAAGGTTCTGTTAATGGAGGAGGAATATGGGCAGTAGTTACAGATTCGGATCATGCCATGTTTGTTGAATTTGGAACCGGAGTAATAGGTAAACAATCACCTTATAAAGGAAAACTTCCTGATGGAGTGACATGGGAGTATGCAACTGGGAAAACAATACATAAGTTAGTTGATGGAAGATATGGGTGGTTTTATCCTGGCGATGATGGGAAATGGTATTTTACTGAAGGAATGCCATCAAGACCATTTATGTATAACACTGCTAATGAGTTAAGGGATTTGGTTGTTGAAACGGCAAAAGAGGTGTTTAGAGATGGATAATTTATGGGCGTACGATATTGAGATGACGGTATATTCAATCATTAAATCAATAGCGCAACCAAAATTAATTGAAAAATATCCAAAGATATACTTCACGCAAAAAAGCAAGTCAACAAAAACACCAACATTTCCAACGGTATATATTCATCTTCTTCCGCCAACGGAAGAGGGAAAAACGATTGATGGTCAATCAATAAACGCATTGTCAGTAATGTTTCAAGTAGATGTAACAACTAACAAAGACGAATCAGAAGCAAGATATGTAATGTCCGTAATTTCAGAAGTATTTAAGGAATTAAGATTTGGAATTAAAAAATTCCCATCAATGGAATTTGGAGATACAAACAAAAGCACCGCAAGGTTTCAAAGAATTATAGGTGCAAACGAAAAGTTAATATAAATAATTTTACAAGAACCTTATGGTTCTTATTTTTTTGCAAATAGGAGGTAGAAAAAATGGTAGCAGGTATTAGTACACTCGGTATTACTTTAGGATATGGAGTAGAAGAAACGGCCGGAACAAAGCCGACAACTTTTAACCAGTTAAATCGTATTAATGCAATTGGTGGAATTACAATTGACCCGGAACAGATTGATGCATCTGCATTGGAAGACGATGTTACACGTTACGTTAAGGGACGTGCAGATACAGGTGGAACATGGACGGTAACAGTAAACTACACTGATGAAACAGCCAAGGAATGGGAAGACCTTATCACTGCATATAAGGCATTAACTGGTGGAAAGAGAATGTGGTTTGAGGTTGTGTCGAAAGATCTTACAAAAGGATTCTTTGTTGTTGCACAGCCACCGGAAAGTATTCCTATGCCGGAAGTTGGCCAGAATGAGCTTTTGACTATCGAAATGAACTTGACTATTGAAGAGTACAAGGGAACTGATACAAAGATTGCACTGACACCGGGGGAATAAATAGCCAGTCCGTTAAAGACAATAGCAAGGCTGTTGCGACTGGCTATAATGAAGAAACAGCCGAGCCAGAACTTTATTAACTAAGTAAGAAAGGGCGGTCTTAGGACTGCCCATTTCCTATACAGAATGTATAGGAGGAAAGGTAAAAGGTATAAAAATGAGAACATTTAAGATCAACAACAAGTTGTATACAGCAAAGAAGTTCGGATACAATACATTGTGCGATTTGGAAGATATGGGTATTTCACTGGAAAACATGATGAAGAAACCTATGTCTGCAGTAAGAGCATATTTTGCATTGCATCTAAATAACGATCAGGAATTAGCCGGCAAAGAAATTGAAAATCATATGATAGCAGGTGGTACGCTTGATAGCCTTATTGAAGTAATGAATGCGGAAATGGAAGAATCTGATTTTTTTCGAGCACTCAACAAGACAGAAGAAAAGACTACAGCAGAGAATCCGAAGAAAGAAGAAAATACAGAAATCTAAGGCAATGGATTAGAGAAGAATTATATCCACAAGCGTATAAAATGGGTGTTACATGGGAAACATTTTGGAGTCTTACTCATGCAGATTTAAACTCAATAGCAAATGGGTATAAAGCGAAAAAGAAAGAAGAAGATTATGATAATTGGTTGAATGGATACTATATAAGGTCAGCTGTGGCTTGCACAATGAACGAAAAAAATAAGTATTATAAAAAACCAATTTTAGATATGATAGAAGAAGAACAATCAGAAGAAGAAAGAAAGAAAAAGGCAGAATTATTTTTTGCACAACTTAAAGTCATGCAAACAAATTTCGAACTTAATAAAAAGAAGAACAATGGCGGTACGGACTAATGTTTGTACCGTCTTTTTTAGTATCATGAAAGTAGGTGTAAACAATGGCAGATACAGACAGCTTAGAGATCAAAATTAAAGCAGAAGCAGAAAAAGCAGAAGCAGCGTTAGATAAGCTCATTGAAAAGCTAAATATTATATCGTCTAAACTGGGTAGCACCGAAAATAAAACAAAAGATCTTGGAGGAATAAAGAAAGCAAGCTCTGAAGCCAAAAAATCGGTTGAACAAATGTCTGACTCAGCCAAAAAGAATATGGATAATGTCGCTAAATCAACTCAGAAAGTGGCAGAATCTATAGAAGATATGCAGGCAAAAATAATGAAGACTGCAAAAGAAAAGGTCAATGTTGCTGTAGACACTAATGTTTCAACAGATAAATTAAAACTTCAGGTCCGTAACTGGGAAAGCAAGTTAATTACAGCACAAAATGAGTGGTATAAAATTACAGCAAGTGAAGATGCAAGCACGCAGTCAAAAGGAATGGCAAGGTATGCAGCAACTATTGCACAGGCAGAAAAAGCGTTAGAGTTACTTAATTCAGAAGAGAAAAGAAGAAATGATGAGCTGCTAAAAGAAAGAGAAGAATCGTGGAAAAAACTGTTAGAAAAAAGCAGAAAAAAAGAAGAAAACAAAAAAGGAATTGATTACTATAAAAGTAATTTAAGTTGGTATGATTCTAATATTCAAGATTATGATACAAAAGGATATTACTTTTCTGGATTACAACGAAGTTTTCAAAAGTTGAAAAAAGATTTTCCAGATGCCAAACAAACAATAAAAGATTACAAAGATTTAATTGAAGATATAGAAAAAAGATTCCCTCGTGCATCATCTGCAATGGCAACTGATACGGGTGATATAGAAAAATATATGAAAAATGCAGCATATGGGGATTTGAAAAAGCTAACACAAAAGAAAGCCTATGAAAATCCAGAATTAAAAAACGGAGAAAAGTATACAAGTGCATATAAGGATTTACAGGTTCAAATTGAGAGAACATCAATTGCTCTTGACAAACTTCTTGTTAAGAAACAAAGATTTGAAGATACGGGAGTAAGCAAAAATTCACAGAAATACAAAGATCTTGAGTGGAATATAAACCATGTGACAGAAGGGTACAATAAACTTGTTGATTCTGCAACTCAAATGGAAACTGCCGGTAATGCAATAGAGTCAATAGAAAAGCCGGCAAGTGGGCTTTATAGTGTTTTTGAAAGGCTTTCTTCTGTATCAAAAACAGTTGCTTCTGCATTAAGAGGTATTGGATTTGGCCAAGTTGCAGAAAGAGTTCAATCTGCAGGGCAAAATCTTTCCAATATTTCTGCTAGTATGACAGAAGTTGCAACAACTTCAGAAGCGGCAGGGACAGCAATGGCTGGACTAGAGACGGCTATTCCGGTAATAGGAATTGTTTTAGCTGGGGTGACGGTATTAATCAATGCTTTTCGAAAGTTGGCAAGTGTAGTATCAAAAATAGCACAGTATATAGTCGGATTTTTCAGAAAAATTTCGGACGCAATTAAAAACGTAATAAAGCAAATGTTGTCGCTTGGGAAAACAAGCAGTCGAAGCTCAAATAAACTATTGCGTGGAGTTCAAAGAATATTCATGGCACTAGCCAGTAGACTGAGATCTATGGCTGTTACAGCAACTACTGACAGCATGGGAGATAGTTTTGACAATCTACAAAAGCATTCATCAAGATTGAACGATCAGATGATGAGATTAAAAGTCACGTTGCAATTAATAGGCGGTCAGTTTGTGGCAGCATTTGAGCCTGTTATGAATTACGTGTTGCCTGCAGTTAATGCGTTAGCAAATGGAATACTATCTGCCGTCAATGCGTTATCACAATTAATTGCAGCATTATCTGGGCAAAACACATACATTAAAGCTACTGCAAACATGGACGCATTTAAGGATTCTGCAAGTGGTGCATCTAAGGCTCAGAAAGACTTAAACAAGCAATTACAAAGTTTCGATGAATTAAACAATATAACTACTAATGATGGTAGTGGCAGAGGAAGTGGAAGCGGTAATAACAGCAATAAAGGAACTGGGTTTGAAGATGCTGATATTCCGGATAATATAAAAAAATTGTCTGAAAGAATAAAGGAAGCATGGGAAACTGGAAATTTCTATTCGCTTGGAAAAGATCTGGGAACAGAATTGGCTGCTCAATTAGATTCAATTAATTGGTCTGCAATAAAAGAGAAAGCAAAAAAGATTGGAAAGTCAATAGGAACATTTATAAGTGGATTTGTTTCCGCAGATGACTTATCTTCTTCTATAGGAAATACAATAGGAGAAGCAATTAATACAGTAAGTGCCAATATAGGTGCATTTCTTGAATCTACAGATTTTAAAGCTGTTGGTGAGTTTTTAAGCGAAATTATCCAAAGCTCAGTTTCTACAATTGATTGGAACCAGATATTACAAAATGGAATAAATGCCGGAAAAGGCATTGCAGATTTCATTAATGGAATATTTAGTGTTAGAACAACAGAAAGTATAGCGACTGCAATATATAATGTTATAAATTCTGGTATTGCCGGATTTGAAGAAATGGCTAATACGTTAGATTACAAGCAGATAGGAGATTCAATAATTGTAGGAATTAAAACAGCATTGCTTAATTTTGACCGAAACAAACTAAAATCCGGATTACAAAGAATGGCAAAGGGAATAGCTGGAATTATTAATAACATTATAGATTCAGATGCAATACCTGTTATTGTAAGATTCATATATGATAATGTTAATACAATTACAAATACATTGTCTGAATTTATAAATGATGTAAACTGGACAAAATTAGCAGGTGACCTAATGAAAGCCATACAATCACTTATATATAATGTTGATTGGAAATCATTAGGAAGTGTTCTTGGAAAAATGTTTATTAATTTACTTGTTGTTCTTCGGACTGCTATAACTAATCCGGTCACTTGGATTTCTATTCGATTGGCTTTCGATACAATGTTGTATGGAGCTTTATCCGGTATTGGAAGTACATTGTCTAATATATTCAGCAATGCTTGGGTATATATAAAAGACGGTCTGGCTAAAGCATGGTCAATAGTTTTAGCATGGTGGCAGGGAGCCACAATTTTAAATATTAGAGTAGCGTCAATTAATCTTATTGATACCGTTAGAAATGCTTGGAATAGCCTTCAGAATTGGGCAAGACAAAACATGAAATTAAATCTTCATGTTGAGTTTACAACTCCTGTTGGAACAATACAAAAAAGCGTAACGAAAGCTCTACATCTAACAGGATGGCCAAACCTAAAGTTTTTCAAGTATGGTGGATATCCGGATATGGGTGATCTTTTTGTAGCGAACGAAGCAGGACCAGAGCTTGTCGGAACTGTAAATGGTAAAAGTGCAGTAGCGTCTAATAATGAGATAACAGGAATACGAGACGCAATATACGATTCAAGTCAACAGGAATTGGCAATGTTGCGTAGGCAGAACGATTTGCTTATGCAGATTGTACAAAAAGAATTTGGTATAACTGATAGCGACATATTTAATTCAGTTAAAAAATCGAACAGGAAATATTACAACCAAAGCGGAAGAAATGCATTGGTTTATTAAGGAGAGGTTTTTACCTCTCCTTTTTAAGTGAGGTAAACAAAATGGCATACAATGGATATCTAATTAAGGTCGGTAATTATAAAATCCCATTGTCAATGATAGCGGCAGAAAGCTACTCTGCAACTAATTATGGGCAAGATTTGGATTCATACAGGGATACGGATGGAATTCTGCACAGAACAGCATTAAAACATCAAGCACCCAAAGTTGAATTTGAAACCAGAAATATGCTTGATAACTTACAACTTTCAGAACTTATGCTTAACATTCGCAATAATTATTCAGATGCGATCGAAAAAAGAGCAAGCGTTGAAGTCTATGTGCCGGAATTAGATAAATACGTCACAAGTGATATGTACATGGCTGATTTTAGTCCGCAGATGTACTTCGCGGATGAAAATAAAATACAGTATCAATCAACAAGAATGGCATGGATTAGTTATGGGGTAGAAACAATATGATTAATGTAAGCGAAAAATTAAAAAAACTATATACAAAAGATAGTGTTAATAAGAATCTAGTAATTCGATTCTCGGATGGGTACCACAAGGAATTAAACAATAAAAACATTGTATCTGAGAGCATGAAGTTAGAAGAAATCATGATGAACGAAGAACAATTAAAATTCGGTCTCATTAATGCTTCTTGCTTTACTGTTACAGTTACCGGGGTTGAAAAAGATATAGTTGGAGCTGAAATCAATCCGGTATTGATAGTAGACAACGAAGAGTTATCACTTGGATTTTTTAATGTCTATTCAGCCAAAAAACAAATAGGAAAGCCGTATAGAGAAATCGTAGCATACGATAAACTTATTAATCTTAATTCTGATGTGTCAGAGTGGTATAAATCTGTTGAATTTCCAACAACTGTCAAAGAATTAAGAGATGGATTATGCCAATACGTAGGAATAGATCAGATAGAAACAAATTTATTGTATGATAGTTTATCATTTGATCCTAAACTGGATTATTCAAGCGGAATAAGTGGAACAGATATTATGTCTGGACTATGCGAATTAAATTGTTGCTGGCCACAGATTGATAGAAACGGTAAATTAAAATATGTAAAAATAAAAGCATCATCATTGTATCCTTCTGAAACATTATATCCTTCTGAAACATTATATCCTTCACATTCAGATAGCGATATGGATATATCAGAGGCACGCATATTAAAAGACTACCCGGAATGTGAAGAATATATAACATATCCTATTGATGGTGTTATAGCGTTGTTTTCTGATGGAACAAGATATGAGACTAATAATCTTGATAATCCATACACGTTTACAGACAATTATATTCTTGCGTCATTAGAAGAAGAACAACTTAAAAACACTATTAATCAAATTGCAAGTAACATTGATAAACTTTATTATCGGCCATCAAAATTAACAATGGTTGGCCAGCCATATCTTGAATGTGGAGATATGATAAGTTTTAAGGTTGGTGATGAATATGTAGAAACATATATATTCGAGAGGACACTAACAGGAGTACAGGCATTAACAGACGAAATAAAAGCAGAAGGTACGGAATACTTATCAACTGATCCGAACAGCATTACAAGTCAATTAAAAAAACTTAACTCAGAAAATGGAAGACTTAAAATCAGAGTTGAAGCAACTGAAAGCGGACTAGAAAGTGAAGTTTCCAGAGCGACTTCGGTAGAAGATGAAATGAGTACAAAAATAACTCAGACTGAAGCAAACATAGCCACTAAAGTAACAAAAGGAGATGTCTCATCTGAAATAAGTCAAGAAGCTGGAGATATAACAATTAAGGCTAACAGAGTTTCTATTGAGAGCGACAAGTTCAAACTGAATAAAAATGGTGCTGTTGAAGCCTCGGATATGAAGATTACTGGTGGCAGCATTAAGTTAACAGCGATAGAAAATACAAATCAGTTCATGATTGTAAGAGATGATGGAATTGGATCTGTAGTATTAGCTTTTCCAGTATGTACATTTATGGGAAGAAACGGAGCTAAAGTATCTGTATCTCAGGATCAAGGAAGTATATATTTTTATGATGAAGGAACAACTAGAACCGCATTAATTGGAGCGGTTAACATTTTTGAAAACGGTGCTACGTTCAACGGAACTGTATATACTCCAGATGGAACAGTAAGTAAATCAGATTTTCATGTCAAGAAAGACCTTGAAAGGTTAAATAAAGAAGATAGTTCAGATTTCATATGTTCACTTATACCTTACAAATATAGGCTTAAAAACGGAACATCTAATAGATATCATCATGGGTTTATTGCGCAACAAGTTAAAAAAGTGATGAAAGAAGATTATGGTGTATATGTAGAGAATGACGGCGTTAAAAGCCTTAGATACGAAGAGATAATACCAGATCTGGTTGCTACAATACAACAGTTGAATGATAGAATTAAGAAATTGGAGGAAAAATAAAATGCAAAATTGGAAAAAGTTATTTAATAGAATTAATTGGATCAACAGACCATCAACAGCAACTCCAATCGATCAAAACAACTTAAATAAAAGTGACTCTGCATTAGATGGGATAGATGATAGAGTAATAACACTAGATACAATCAAAGCTGATATATCGGAAGTAAATGAGATGGTATTGTCTGTAACTCTTAATGAGAGTACCGGCGTATTGACGATTAATTATAAGAATGGATCATCTCAGACATACAATACTAATCTACAGAAGATTGCTGTTAACTTTAGTTACGATTCCGTTAATCAGAGATTAGTTATTACATTAGAAGATGGAACATATCAGTATGTTGATATGTCGGCACTTGTTACACAGTATGAATTCAAGGAATCTTCAACTATAACATTCAGTGTAGCGGAAGACGGAAGTATATCTGCAAGTGTCAAAAATGGTTCTATTACAGAATCAATGCTGGAGACAGGATATCTTGCAAACATTAAGGTTGAAACTGGAAAAGTCAAAAACTATGCGGATAATGCAAAAAGCAGTGAAACTCAGTCAGAATACTACTCCAAAATGTCAATGTCATATGCTAATGGTCTAAGCGGATTAAGAGACGGAGAAGCTGTAGATAATGCTAAATACTATATGGAACAAGCTAAATCTGCGGCCGGAATGTCAATAGCGACAACAACAACTCCCGGAAAAGTCATGGCAACAAATGATGTCAAAGTGTCTTCTACTGGTGCAATGTCAGTAGGAACGGATTTTGAGGTTCCAGAAGCGTTAAGCAGCTTAGTATCTGGATCTGAATGGTCTGAGTTCAAGGGCAAAATTGCAAAAATGATTGATGATTACATATATGAGAAAGTTAATGGATACTCAACTGCTGGAGATTTGGTAGCAAAAAGCGGAACAAGTTCACCTGTTAGCCTTAGCGGATTAAAAGAAGATATTGGAAGTACGGACATATCTACCTTAGGAGATGGTACAATTACTGGTGCTATATCTACACTAAACTCAAACTATTCAAAGCTCGGAGAGGTTAGTCAGACCAACTTAGGCGGAACGGTTCCAGTTCCACTTGCATCATTTACGGCTGTGTGTATTGCATACAATATTCAGCCTGGTATGTATCTTTTAATTGGTCTGATTTCTGATCAGAAAGATATTCAGTATGCTCGATTATCTAAAGGTGACAATGCAGATGATATCTTAGTCAATCGGCCATATGGATCTCGAACCTTAGTTACAGTTGCGACCTTTACAACAGTTACAACAGTATCCCTCTGGGTATACCAGAACGCTGAATCTCCGATGAACTTTGTGCAGAATGAGGCGAGCATTATCGCTATTCGGATTAAATGAGAGTTTAGTGTACAATACATTATTACTATCAGTATATAGACAACAAGTCTTTCGTATGGCATTAATAAAAATAAAAAACCATAGGGGAGGACTAATTTATGGAGGAAAGATTAAGAAGTGAATTATTGCTAATGATGTCAGAAGAATTGAGCAAGGAGCAGATGGAAAAATTAGGAGATGCACTAACAGTGTTATTTCAATCATATCATGTAGAGCAGAAATCACATGAAGTTGGATTTTATGATAACAGCAATGAAAGATTGAAAAAGAAGTTTATAGCATCTTTAAGATTAGAAGGTAAGTCGGAGCAAACATTAGATCAATATGAATTAGCAATTAATCTTCTATTTTTAGATGTGGACAAAAGAGTAGAAGACATGGTTACAAATGATATACGATATCACTTGGCAATGTATCAGCAAAATAGAAAGGTGTCTAAAAGCACAATAGACAACAAAAGGAGAAATCTATCGTCTTTTTTTGCATGGCTTACAAGAGAAGAATATATCGAGAAAAATCCAATGCTACGGATCAAGAAGATAAAAACAGAAAAGGTTTTCAGAAAACCATTTAATGACAATGAAATTGAACGAATTAAAAATTCCACATGGAATAAAAGAGACAGAGCTATTATTGAATTTATGCTTACAACCGGGTGCAGGGTAAGTGAAATTGTTAATCTTAATTGGAACGATATAGATATGATTCGTGGTGAAGCGATTGTGTTTGGAAAAGGAAGCAAAGAAAGGAAAGTATATATTTCTGATAAGGCATTGTACTATATTGGAGAATACTTAAAAGAACGAACAGATTGTAACGAATCACTTTTTGTCAACAGATTTGGAGAAAGATTAAGCAAACAATCAATAGAAAAAATGTTAAAAAAGATATCTGAAATAACAGGAATAAACAATGTGCATCCGCATAGGTTCCGTAGAACCTTTGCTACTAATGCCCTTAATAAGGGAATGAAAATACAACACTTACAGGCAATACTAGGACATTCGAGCTTAGATACAACAATGCTATATTGTAGTGTTGATGAAGACAATGTAAAAATCGACCATAAAAAGGTCGCTTAAAAAGGAGTGGTAAAAATGTATAAAGTTATTGATGTGAGTAAGCACAACGGAAACATTGACTGGAAGTCCGTTAAGGAATCTGGGATTGAAGCTGCAATAATTCGCTGCGGATTTGGAGATGATGTGTTGTCACAAGATGATCCATTTTGGAATCAGAATGTAAATGGATCAAAAGAAGCCGGATTAAAGGTAGGGGCGTATCTATACAGTTATGCAGATTCTGTCGCACATGCACAGTCAGAAGCAGCACATGCGATTCGTCTGCTTCAAGGTATATCCTTAGATCTGCCCATCTTCTACGATATGGAGGATGAAAATACAACCGGAAAGAGTAGTCCGGATCTGTTAGGAGATATGGCGGAGATCTTTTGCAAGGCACTTCAGAATGCCGGATATCCGGTCGGAATCTATGCGAATAAGTACTGGTTTACAAATAAACTGACAGATCCGCGATTCGGACAGTGGGATAAGTGGGTAGCACAGTACAATGATGTATGTACCTATGAAGGTGTAAAAGTCGGATGGCAGTACACTTCAACTGGATCTATTAATGGTGTGCAGGGAAATGTTGATATCAGTGAGTTCTATAAGGAATATGCGACAGCGCAGCCAATTGTTCCTGCGGCAAGTGATGCACTTTATCAGGTCTATACCGATCGTTGGCTGCCACCGGTAAAGAACCTAGAAGATTATGCCGGCTGGGCCGGTAGAGCTATAAAAGCGATCGCTGTGAAGGTACCCGGTAAGCACGTACGGGTAAGAGTTCATACAATTAAAGGGAAATGGTATCCTTACATTGATGGATACGATCTGAACGATATCAAAAATGGATTTGCCGGGGATTTAAGAAACGCTATTGATGCTGTGGAAATTGTAGTCGATGGATCTGTTGCTGTGTACCGGGTCCAGGCATCAGACAGAAACATTTATTTTGAATGGCAGCATAACAACCAGATATCCAATGGACAGGACGGATATGCCGGATTGTTTGGACATCCAATAACCAAATTCCAGATGTACGTCCAATAGAAAAATATAGGGGTAAGATTTATTGATCTTACCCCTAAAAACTAATTTAATTCAACGTATATCATTGATACGTCTGGTATTAATGATTTTGTGCTATCTGTTGTGAATCCAAACTCGTCCTTTTGCTCCTCCGTTAAAGTTGCCATTCCATTTCCCTTGCCATATATTGTAACTGTGTCGCCGGGTGCTATTGTCGGTTCTTCTATAGTTCTTCTATCGGATACAAGTAAATCATTTCCGTCCATTGTACAATAATATACCGAATTTAAACCAAAAAGCTGCGTGTCGTATTCTTCTACATTAACGGTAATCTTAATTATTTGATCTCTATACGTTTCTGGATTCCTATATATGTCTTCGTATGAAACCTCCATAGCTTGTGCCTTAAAATCTTCTTCACTAATTTCCGTTGATTCTGTTGTTTCCTCTGTTGTTTCTTCTTCAGTCATGTATTCTGTTTCTTCTGTTGTCTCACTGCTGCTATTAATTGAATCCATCATGCCGGCTGTAACGCCTGTAATAAGAACAATTATTGATATTAAAATTGCGAAACCGGATGTTATAATTCCTGTTATAGCAAACGGTTTGTTCTGATGCATCAGAATAGAAGCTACAGACAGACTAAGTCCAATAATTGCTAATGCTATACTCAGCCAACCACAGCAACTAACTAATACCGATGATATTCCTAATACCATTCCGGCGATTGCCAAACCCTTTTTTTCTTTCATATTGTTTTCCTCCTTATCGTATTCCCCACGTTAGATCCTTGTTAAGAAAACCTACAACATATCCGATTTTATCATCAATTTTAGAAGCTGGTATATCGTATTGAGATGTAAGTGGTTTATACGTTTTTCTTGATTTTTCAACTATATAAATTCCACCATTGCTAGTTACAACACAATGCTCCCCTCTTTGTGCTTCTCGGTCAGAAGCTATAAGAATTATCTCTCCGGCATCGTAATAAGGCATATAATTATCTGATGGTATCTTTAACCCTATATATGCCTTAGATTTTATATCCTCTGGTAAATCCACACATAATGGTTCTACTACATTAGTTGTTGGCATAATTCCGTTCTCTAGTCTCGGAATCAATACAGATATATAATTAGTTTTAATTTTATTGTATATCATATATTGATGCCGTATAAAATACCTAACTAGATAAATACTATGTTCTGGTAGTTCCCTGCACATACGCACTGATTCACTCATTTTTGGCTCCATTGTAACAGAACCAATCAATTCATCTAAAGTGATTTCAAATGCCTTAGCAAGTGCAAGAGCAGTTCCTAGACGTATATCTTTCGAATTTTTATACAATACATTGGATAATGTAGAAACAGATAAACCAGATTTTTCCGATATATCATTCAATGTAATTTCTTTATCATCGACATATATATCAATATTATGCCTTAATGTACTCATATAGTTATTCTCATCGTTTGTTATGGATAGTTTTGTAGATAATTCTTTTAATTTTTCTTCTCGAATCGTATAGAATCCCCCCTCAATATATTATAAGATTAAATCACCGTTAAACATAACGGTATCAAGTTCTGGCGAGAGTGGTGTTAATTGGCGTTGGCACCACTCTCTATATATTAGAGTAGCACTATTTTCTACGTTCGTCAAGTTTAAGAGGGGAATTGACTTAATCGAACGTATGTTCTATAATGAAAATATCGCTACAAAAGAAATTTGGGAGGGTAAAAATGAACGAAAATTACAAAGATAAGTTAATAGAGCTTATAAATAAAATAGAGCGTACAGACATATTAGAATATCTGTACGCTTTCACAAAGAAATTAGTTAAGAAGTGGGGGTAAAACCCTACTTCTTATTTTTGCTGGAAATCATAGATTCAATCATATCAAGAACAATCTGTTTATCTCTTTCGTCTAACATAGAAATCTTATCTAATATTTCAAAATCTTTATCTCCCTGTTCAACATTGAAAGTCTTACGTTGTTCAACATCAAATCCCATTAGCCATAAAGGTTCTACATTTAACACTTTTCCCATTTTACCACTACTGATATTAGACGGAGCGTGTGAGCCATTAAGGTATTGACTTATTGATGACTTACTAATGCCTGTTTTATCAGCTAATTCTTGTGGCTTCATACCACATTCATTAAGTGCTTTTCTTAACCTTTTTGCTGTGACTTCGCATTTCATATGTATATTCTCCTTTCTTTTGTGATAACTGTATTTTAACACAATGATGTTAAACTTTCAACACAAAAGTTGAACAAAATTAAACTTTTGTGTTGACATATGAGTTGAACGGTGTTAAACTAAAATCAGCTTAAGGAAAGGGGGTCAGATATATGCCATATACATATAACAAGTTAAAAGGACGTATAGTCGAAGTATTCGGCAGTCAGAGTGCTTTTGCTAGTAAACTGGGTATTTCTATGGTTTCGGTATCAAGAAAACTTAATTGTAAGACAGAATTTTCACAGCACGATATTGAAGAATGGAGTAGACTACTTAATATTCAACTAGCAGAATATGGCGATTATTTTTTTGCTTAAAAAGTTAAACAGCGTTAAACTTTAGAAAGGAGTAAGAATTGGAAAAACAAAGATACACAATAACAGACAAAAATGGGAAAAGCGTAATTGCCGAGAAAGAAGATTCCCGTTTTATAAGCATTGATGAATTTGCACAGCATATTGCTATGGATATTATTGATGATTACAAAGACATTAAGAGTGGCGATAAGCAACTTGAAGAAACTGACATTGAGCTATCAATCAAAGTACTTACCGCCATTTCCCCAGTAATTGAAGCGTTTAGAAGTGCTTCGGGTTACGGAATGGATTGTTAGCCGCTTCTATTTTTGCTAATTGTTGTTCTTCAGTAGGTAATGAACTGATGATTTCTGAATAGTATTGGTCGTACAGTTTTTTAAAATCATCATATGAACCATTATAACCACAAATTTTAGCAATAGCGTAAGCTGACACATATTTTTCGGCAGTCATATTTCACCTCTTTTCTTAATAGAATAAGGGTATTATATCACAAATTATTTAGAAAGGAACGCTTATGGAATTACAGATTTTTAGTAACACAGAATTTGGAGAAATACGAACTATTACAAAAGATGATGAACCAATGTTTTGTTTGGGCGATGTGTGCAGGGCATTAGAGCTTACACAACCATCAAAGGTTAAGGAAAGATTGAACTCAAAGGGTGTGAATAGTATTCCTACCCTTACAAAAGGAGGAGAGCAGAAGCTTTTATATATCAACGAGAGCAATCTTTACAAGACAATCTTTCAGAGCCGTAAAGACAGTGCAGAAAGATTTACAGATTGGGTTACCTCCGAGGTTCTTCCATCAATCAGAAAGACCGGAGGATATAACAAGCCAATGACAACCTCAGAGCAGATTAAGTTGCTGGCACAGGGAAATACAGAGTTGTCAGAACGTATGGACAGGCTTGAGAACGATATGCCGCTTTACGGATGCGAGATTGACGAGATTCAGTCTCATGTAAAGAGAAAGGCGGTAAACATCCTTGGCGGAAAGCAGAGTAATGCTTACAAGGATGCAAGTACAAGAAACAAGGTGTTCTCTGACATGTGGAATCAGTTGAAACGTGAATATGGTTGTGTTTCAACGTATAAGAGTATTAAGCGAAAGTACATTGCAGATGTTCACGATTTCATTGATTGCTATGAACTTCCGAGAATCCTTGAAGAAGAAGTGCATGATTGTAACGCACAGTTAAGAATGGAGTTAAGAGATTGAGAAAGGAAAGATTAGTATTTCTTGGAATTGTATCGGTTATGGTTGCTACTGCAATTATATGTAAGGAAACAGAACTGGAGCAAGAAATACAGATTGAAGAAGTAAATGAAGATCCTGTACCTGTTGAAGTAGATGCTAAAGAAGTTGAGTTTGTGGAACACGCAAGTACGAAAGGAACGGATTACAGAATCCTTTTAAATAAGGAAGAAAAAGAATTGTTATGCAGGACCGTGTATTGCGAATCTGGAAACCAGAGCATTGAAGCACAGGAAATGGTAGCACTGACGATTCTTAACAGACTTGAAAGCGATAAATTTCCTGATACATTGCATGATGTGATTTATCAGAAGAACCAATATGAGGTAACCACATGGAGCGAGTTTGAAAACTATGGATGGACGGAACAGGTTGAGCAGGCCGTTGAAAATGCCTTAAAAGAAAACAATCATCCATCAGATATGTATTATTTCAGAAATGGTTATTATCACAGCTTTGGTGTTCCGTATCTGAAATCTGGCGATCTTTATTTTAGCACAGAAGGGAGATAAGCGATGAAGCAACCGAAGAAATTAACCAGAAATCAAAAAGAGTGCATAATGGCACATAAATTAGATCCTAAAGAATGGGGATTTGTAGCAGAAACGGATTTTTATTATCGGATAGTGAATCGAAAAACAGGTGTAATAAAGTTTGTTGATAAATTTTTGAAAGGAGACAAGCGGAGATGATTAGGATTGGTTTTATGTTGATGTTTGTGGGAATGTCATTAATGGATAGCAGATACATAGCAATTCCGATTTCCATAACCATTGCCGGTATAATTCTAATTATTGTAGGTTCAAACGAAAGGAGATCAAATGAATATCGAGATAGCAGGAGAAGTTGTTGGAATCAATGAAACGCTGTATAGCGTTGAAGTTATGAGGACAAGCGGAAATTCGGACATAATTCTATGCCAGACATGCGGTAATTGTGCAGAAATTGGAGACATTGTACATATTAAAGGAACGATTAAGTCAATGTATTACAAAAAGCATCTAATTGTATATGTGGATGTTGAAGACCTGCATATTATGTCTGAGTCAATTATTCCAACAACGAACAAAGCACTTTTGAATGGGATTGTTGTAATGAAGCCATACATGAAGCGATCCACGGTTAACAATATCCTTATATGCAACTCAATGATGTTTACAGATGGAAGGAATTACATACCTTTTATTGCATGGGGTTCTAACGCACACATATTGAATGATATGAAATGTGGAACAAGAATAGAAATAGAAGGTAGATTTCAGAGAAGAATCTACAATAATGGAAATAAGCATGGAGAAGCATATGAGGTTTCGTGCTACAGAATCGAGGAGGTGAACGATGATGATAATGAAAATATGCAGAATTAAAGTTGATAATTGCTTTAAGTTTTATGGTGATAACACTATTGATATAACTTTAAGCAACGTAACTGAGATTACAGGTGTTAATGAATCCGGAAAGTCAACAATTAAAAAGATCATACAGTGGTTGCTTAACTGCAAGGATGAGAACGGCAAGGAAATTACAGGAATTAGGCCACATGATTTAGATGGAAACGATATTAATTCAGATGATTGCATTGCTGAAATGGAAATTGATATTGATGGATCTAAAAAGGTGCTGAAAAAGGTGCTGAAATATAAAAAGAACAAAAAAGGAGACATTACAGGAACAGTTACGGAATGCTATATCAACGATATTCTCAAGAAAGCGACTGATTATGGATCGTTTTTGCAGGAAAATATAGGCAACATATCCTACTGCATTAATGCAATGACTTTGCTGAGAAGTGGTTATTCAGATCAGAGATCAATTCTTAACAGCACATTTTCGGAGCATGAGGATTCTTCATTGTGCGAATGCGATGAATTTTCAGAATTAAAGCCTATGTTGGAAGATGGAACGATTAATGAATTGAAAGATAGATGTAGCCGGGAATTAAAGAAACTAAAAGCAGATTTTAGCGGATACAGACCTAGAATTGAAGAATTAGAGAAGCAGAAGGTTGATATTGATGTGTCAGAACTTGAACTGAGAAAGAATGAGATAAAAAAACTTCTTGATGAGAATGCAAAGAAACAGACTGAGACATCAGCTTTATTAAGCCAATATGATTCTTCTATTGAAAGAATCATGGAAATCAAGTTTCGAATATCAGAACTACAGAATGAAGAAAATGAAAAAGCAAGAGCTAGACGGAAAGAGCTGGAAAAGAAAAAAGGGGATATCATAAATGAAATATATGATATTTCGGATGCAATACAGAGAAATAAGAACGAAGTAATTCGACTTCGTGGGGATGTCGAAAATATGAGTTCGGAGAAAAATAGGCTTTCAAAATTGTGGATGGATGTAAAAGCAGAAAAGATTCCAGATGTATGCCCTACTTGTGGCAGACCTTTAAGCGATAGTGAAGATTTTTTGAAATCTTCAAAAGAAAAAAGGCTTAAAGGCATTGAGGAAGAAGGACTTCGACTAAAGAACTGTATCGAAAAATCAACTTCGACAATTAAGAACATCGAACAACTTAATGTCGAAAATGATAAAAGGTTGTCTGATTTCCAATCTAATCTTATATCAATTAGTAAGGAGATAGAATCTATCGGGAATGTAGCTGATATAGATTCTAATGAGGAGGTTATTTCTTTAAGAGAAGAAATGGAAGAGCTGCAGAATCAAGTAAAGGAAAATGAACTTACAAAAGTTCGATCTTCTCTTAAAGAAGATGAGCAGGATCTCATGCAAGAGCTTTCCAGCATAGATTCTAAAATGCAACGATCTTCTAACAATATTGCTATAGATGAGAGAATAGAACATATTCTAATGGAACAAAGAAAAACACAGCAAAAAATTGCAGATCAAGAAAGAATAATCGATTTATTGAGAGAATTTTCTTTGAAGAAGAATAAAGTGTTGGAAGATGACGTAAATAAGCATTTATCGTTTTGCAATGTTGAATTAATAAAGAAGTTGAAAAACGGAGAATTGGAAGAATGTTGTAATTATCTTCACAATGGAGAATCTTATTACAGGAATCTTAACCATGGTGCAAGAATGCTTACAGAGATGGATATTTGTATGGCATTTCAGGAAAAACTTGGGATCAGCATTCCAATCATAATTGATGATGCTGAATCTGTTGATAGTATTAGGATTCCTGATGTTGACAATCAGCTGATTATTCTTAAAAGAACAGATGATGAGAAACTGAAAGTGATTAGTAAGGAGGGCTAAAAATGAGCAAAGCATTAGAAATTGCAAGAGAACTTGTCAAGCAGTTAGAAGAAGCAGAAAAAGCTAACAAGGTACAGTTATCAGTATTGAATCCGGGAGATGCATTCAAAGTTGGAGAGCATGATTTCATCGTGCTTGATCATTGCAACGGAACAACAAAGGTAATATCTAAGGATTTTATGGCAGAAGATATTTTATTTGATGAAGATACAAGAGATTATAACAAGTCAAATCTAAAGAAAATTATTGAGAACGATATACAGCCTATTATTGAAGATGAACTGGGAGCAGATAACATCATTGAACATACGGTTGATTTGACTTCTGTTGATATGCAGCATGAGTTTGAACCTTGTACTTGTAAGGTCAGACCTATTACATTTGACGAAGCAAGAAAGTACAATGATTTGATTGCCAATAAGAATCTAAACGATTGGTGGTGGACTTGCACGCCTTGGTCTACTGAAAGTAGAAATTGGAAGTATGCAATAGCCGTTGTTGCCCCGTCCGGCTTTATCAGCAGCCGCAATTGCAATTACAACTACGGTGTTCGCCCGGTTTGTATCTTGAAATCTAATATCTTTGTATCGAAAGGAGAATAATTATGAGTACAACATTAACAATGAAAAGCTTGCAGGAACAAATTAATGAGTTGAAAGAGAAGATTGCAGCACTTGAATCTTCAAAGAAGATTAATAATATACCATCTGGATTAGGAATTGGAGATACCTTTGACATTGCCGGGGTCACTTGGAAGATACTTAATATTACTGAAAAAGGATATATGTGTCTTGCAGATAAACTAGAAGAAAACATGGAGTTTGACAAAGAATCAAACGATTGGATTAAAAGCCAGTTACGAGAATATCTCGATACAGAGTTTATCGAAAAGATTGTTGACGAAATAGGAGAAGAGAATATCATTCCATTCAATCGCAATCTGATTTCACTTGACGGACAGACTGAATATGGAGAGTGTGAGGACAAGGTGTCACTTCTTACGGTTGATGAATACCGAAAATATAGAAGCCTTATACCTAACACAGATGATTATTGGTGGTGGCTTGTTACTCCGTGGAGTACACCATGCAACGATTATGAGACATCTGTGGCCGTTGTTGCCCCGTCCGGCGATTTCAGCCTCAGCCTTTGCAATGGCAGCCGCGGTGTTCGCCCGGTTTGTATCTTCTCCTCTTTAATCTTTGAATCAGAGGAATAAGTATATGGCAGAAACAGAACTAAAAGTAATTCTAAAAGCAAAGGAATTAGCTGAACATACATTGCGAATAACTTCAAATTGCAATAGATATCCAAAGAAGTACAGATTTTCGCTTGTAGATAAGATGCAGAACAAAGCAATGGAAATCTACGAATATTTGTACGAAGCAAACCGAACAGATTTGAAGTTATATCGTCGGGAAAGGTCAGAGCTACAGACAAAATCCATAACGAATTGTGATGAATTGATTTTTTATATAGAACTGTCAATGAAGTTGAACATTATAAACATGCAAAGCATGGAATACTGGTCAAAGATGGTTTCTGATATAAAGCATATGGCTATTGCCTGGAGGACAAAAGACAGGGAAAGGTAAACACATATAGGTTATACACTGTATAAACCGTTGTTGCCCCGTCCGGCAATATCAACAACAACAATTGCAATAACAACAACGGTGTTCGCCCATTCTGTATCAAACAGGCAGTAAGAGTAGGCAATAAGCCGAAATCAGTAAAAGATACAAAAAAGTGTATGACCTTTCCTAAATGGGTAAATACAAAGGAGCTTTTACATTGGATAAAGATATTATTTGCAGTTATGAAAATCTGTATAAAGCATATAGAAAGGCTAAAGCCGGCAAAGGATTTAATGGCAGCAGTGCAAGATTTCAGACAATGGATCTTGAAGGGCTACATATTTTGAAGGAACAACTTGAAAATCAGACATACCGGATGAATCCGTACAATGAATTTAAGGTTTACGAACCAAAGGAAAGAGTGATTAAATCGTGTTCATTCAAAGATAAGGTAGTTCAACATTGTTTGTGCGACAATATTTTGCATCCAATGTTGGCAGATGAGTTTATTAAGACTAACTATGCAGGGCAGATAGGAAAAGGTACGCATTTTGGAATTGATTTTTTGAAAGAACATATGCTTGAATTTTACAGAGAACATGGACTTAATGGTTGGATTCTAAAATGTGATATTACAAAATTTTTCTATCAGATAGATCATGAAGTGTTGAAAGATATTGTTGATTACTATTTTGCAGATGATTATACGAAGTGGCTTAATCACCTATTTATCGACAGTACAGATGGTTTGGGATTGCCACTCGGTAATCAGGTGGCACAGGTTTATGCTTTACTTATGCTAAATGGCTTAGATCATTTTATTACAGGCGAGTTAGGGATAAGTCTATATGGAAGATATATGGACGACTTTTATCTGATAGCACCAAGTAAGGAATATATAAAATGGTGTCTTGATTGCATAAATCAGTTCGTACAAAGTCTTGGATTGTCGCTTAATGGTAAAACACAGATTATACCATTCAAGAACGGAATGTTGTTTACAGGTTTTCATCATTACGTTACCAAAGATGGAAAGTATATAAGGAAGTTAAATGGAGTAAATAAAAGAAAAATCCGCAAAAAAATTACGGTGTGGGTGAAACTTATCAAGTCTGGAAGAATGACAGAGAAAAAATTCTATGAAAAATACAATGCATGGAAAAATCATGCGTTACATGGAAATTGTATCAAACTATGTTACTCGATGGATTTATATGTAAAAAAATTGTTAGAAAGTGAGAGAAAATTATGATTAAAACAGATATGGGTAAATTAGAAATCGCAGGTCCTAAGCCATTAGTAGAAGCAGAATTAGTTTTTATTTTAAGAAATTGTAAGAAACATTTTGGTGAAAAAGATTATAACCGCTGCATAGAAAGAGCTGCTCTTTCTGATGAAGAGATTGAAAAAGAAGCAATGGAACATTTTGAGAATCTTGCGAAAAAGATTTTGGGTATTAAGGAGGATGAATAATTATGGCAGAGAATACAGCAGTTGCAGAAAAGAAAGAAACTGAAAGTAGGGAACTTGTAGCAAAGGACTTTACAGAGGGAATGGTTGTGAAAATCAAGCAAAAAGAGAAATTCGGCTTGACATTTCCTAAAGATTACAACTACACAAATGAATTTATGTCAGCAATGCTTATTTTACAGGAAACAGTAGATATGAACAAGAAGCCAGTATTGCAGAGTTGCACAAGGGCAAGTATTGAAAATGCACTTGTTGAAATGGTTACAAATGGCCTTTCAATGCAGAAGAAGCAGTGCTACCCGGTTGCTTATGGTGGCAAGTTGCAGTGTCAGAAATCAGTGTATGGAAACACTTGCATTGCTAGGAGATATGGACTTAAAGACATAACAGCAGAGGTTATCTATGAGGGCGATACATTTGAGTATGAAATTGTTAATGGCAAGAAAAGTATTGTCACTCATAAGCAGGACTTTGAGAATATCGACAACGATAAGGTCAAGGGTGCTTACGCAATAGCCACTATGGATGACGGAAGTGTTCTCACAGAGGTTATGAACATCAAACAGATAAAGCAGGCTTGGAAACAGGGATATGGCTATAAAGAGAACGGAAACGGAACGCATCAGAAATTCACAGACCAGATGGCTATGAAAACAGTTAAGAACAGACTGTTAAAGCAGATTAACAATACTTATGGTTCTTTCTATGACGGAAATTACGATAGTGAGGAGAAGTTGCCTAGTTATGATGAGCGTATGCAGGCTGATGTTGATTACGATATTGAACAGAATGCTAACAGCGTAGATTTTGTTGAGGGCGATATTGTTGATGACGTAGTCGAAGATACAGCCACAGAAGTAACCGAGCAACAGGCAGAAGATAGCACATTACCGCCATTTATGCAGGCAGAATAGGAGATTGAGCATGAGAGTAATTTCACAACATGGCAATGTTGATTTGCCTTATGAACAGATAGTTGTGTGTCACGCAATGGAGAGCGTTATAGCACTATACAATGGAGAGAGATACTTATTAGGAGAGTACTCTTCCAAAGAGAAATCGTATAAGGTTATGGAAATGCTGAGAAAAGCATATATCGGTATGCCAATCGTAATGCAGAATGTCGCTATTTCAGAAGATGTGGCAAAGGAATTTGAAAGATTAAAGAAATGTGGCATTATGGTGCGAACAGAAAATCAGCCGTCAAAAGTAGAATGCCTTAGCAATGCTATATTTCAGTTCCCACAGGATGATGAAATCGAGGTGTGAGTTATGAAACAGAACCCATGCAGATATTGTTCAAGTGCTTTGGAGCACAAAGGAAAACATTATATGTCTTACTCTGGCAAAGAATGCTCAAAGTGCGAATATATCGTTGAGCACAAAAAATATTTGGAATCAAAAAGGATGTTTGAGGAAGGAGAACAAATAACAAATCTGGACGAATTACTAAAACAGACATGGGTGATGTGGTATCACTCAACAAAACATATAGAAGTGATTAAAAATAATACGATAAATACGGTATTGAAGTGGCTTGAAGTCGGTGCGATACGAAAAGCAATAAGGAGAAATTTTGATGAAACTTAAATGTATTGCAACAGGAAGTACAGGGAACTGCTACACCTTAACTTCCGACAGTGGAGAAACACTTATCCTTGATTGCGGAATCCCAATTAAGGAAATTAAAAAAGGCTTGAATTGGAACATAAGAAATGTGGTTGGCTGCATAGTCAGCCACGTTCATTCAGATCATAGCAAGTCATTAAACGATTTTAATTCAATGGGAATACCTGTATTTGCACCATATGAAAAATTTGAACCACATTTTTACACAAAAATATACGGAGAATTTGAGGTTAAAGATTTCCCATTGACAACAACAGACAATAGATGGACACACACTAACGCAGATGGAACACCTTGTCCGATATATGGCTTTCTGATTACTCACAAGGAAATGGGAAGAATGCTTTACATAACCGATTGTGAGGTTGTCAAGTGGAAGTTTAGAGACATAAACCACATTCTCTTAGGTGTGAATTATGACAAGGATTTAATCGACAGGGATAACACAGGCAAAGCCAATCATGTATTCAGAGGCCACTTATCCATTGACACAGCTTGTGATTTTGTTAAAGCAAATCATTCAGATAGCTTGCAGAACGTCATAATGTGCCATTTATCAAGTGAGAATGCTGATAGCGGTAGTTTTATCGAGAAGATGAAAAAAGTTGCTTATGGAGCAAATGTAGATGTTGCAGAGCGTGGAAAAGAATGTATTTTAAGGAAAGGAGATGAATGTCCGTTTTGATTAGTTTTACAAGTGGAAATTCAGATAATACAACAGAGGCAGTACATGGGCTTGATATTTTTACAAAGAATTGGTGTATGAACTGTAAAGAGGTAGAAAGGCATGAAGACCTTGTGTTTAGGTGTAGCGAATGTGAGTTTCGAACAACGAATGGAAAATGTCTTATAAAAACATTTGCACGCAACCACAAGCACGAATATCCATTAAAAGATTTTGGTAGCATGGGAGAACACTAAATTCGTTTTAGAAAGGAGAATTGATATGCCGAACTGGTGCGAGGGAATGTTAAAAATCAGAGGAAAGCAAGAAGATGTATTCAATCTTCTAGCTGACAATCTTCAAGTTTGGGAAACAGTTATCATTAGAGAACCAAAATTTGATATGCTAGAAGAACTTGACAAAGAAGCCATTAAGATAGACAGAGAAGATGGAACTATATATGTCGAAAAAACTGCACATATAAAAGGTACTCGTAGAAACTTTGTTGAGCCAAACGAAATAAACGTTTGGAAAAGAAAAGATGGAAATGCCTGTGTTGCTGTGGAGTTTAGAGCGGCTTGGGATGTAGAAAGTGAACCATACATTGAATTATCCAAATCATACAATGTGGATATAAAAATAGAAACATTTGAAAGAGGTATGGAATTTAGCAGATATGTTCTTATCGAAAACGGCAACTTAAAAGAGAATAAAGAAACTAAATATGATGATTATGTATGGGAATGCGTAATGCCTAATCTTGGAGGTTGATTAGATGATTAAAGGCAGAAAAGTCTATGATCCATTAACTAATACTTGGAGTACAGGCTATTGGGTTGTGGATGATAAAGGAAACTATTACCCAGTGTGGTAGAAAGGAATAGAAATGTCGATATTAGTTTTTTACATCATATTTATTATCGTTATATTTTTTGCAACCATTTTAGATTATGATAATGCTGCAGTTACTCCAAGGCAGATATATGAATGTACAGACCTCAACATTTTTGCTTGTACATTGGTGTTTATAATCGCATTTGTGATAGACCCATTATTTTTTATATTACATTTTATTGACTGGATGATGCATCTTGGTAGAAAGGAGTAGTAATGAATAGATTAACAGAAAGAATTGATAATGTTCCAGATGGAGAATCTGGCGTGTGGGTAAAAAATCACAATTATGTATCAGCTGCGGAAAAATTAGCTGAATATGAGGATTTAGAAGAACAGGGCAGACTTGTTATTCTACCTTGTAAAGATGTGTATTCCATTGTAGATATAAACAATCCTAAGTATGCAACGGTTATGAAAAGACCTATAAGGGAGCTTACAATATATGAGATTGAAAGTATCGACAAAGAAAACTGCAAGTATTTTTCTACAGAGGAAAAAACAGAAGCAAAACTGAAAGAGAGGCGAAAGAATTGAAAACGGCTAACAACAATATTGTTTCATTTGAATTTTTGAAAATCGAAAAAGGAAGAAGTAAACTTTGCAAATGCAATCCGCCACATTATGAGCTTGATGTCGTAAATAGAATTGTAACTTGCACAGACTGTGGTGCTGTAATAGATGCTTTTGAAGCATTAGTAACGCTTTGCTGTTATGAAGATAAATTTACAGAATATCAGGAAAAAGCACTTAAAAAAATAAAAGTGTATTCAGAAATGGCAGATAAAGAGTTTCACAGGAGAATAAAAAATGCTGTATTTAAAAATATGGACAGTAATTATCGAAAAGATTTATATCCAATTTGTCCTGAGTGTAAAAACATAATAAATCCTATAGAAATTACAAACTACGCAAGTAAGATGATTTATGATGAATTGAGAGGTGGAGAAAATGACAGATAAAGAGACCAATGCAGACAGAATAAGGATTATGTCGGATGAAGAGTTGGCGGAATGGCTTACGAACATGTGCGATATTGAAAGGCACGAAGAGCCATTCAAATCAATCTATAACCTTGATACAGAGAAAGAAGAGGAAATCCATGATAGTTACGGAGATTTATTAAAATGGCTTCAATCAGAAGCAGAATAGGAGAAAAAATATGACAGAGAGTGAAGTAATTAAGGAATTACACAGTATAAGACCTAGAGGCGGCATTATCCCACAAAAGAGAGCCGAGGCTTTAGATGTGGCAATACAGGCACTTGAAAAGCAGATGTCAAAGAGACCATATCACATATCACAAGTAGACGATAACGATAATGCAAATGTGGAGTGTCCAATGTGTCATGCTACAACAGATTATGCAGTTAATGTTATTAAAAGAGGCTATTGCTGGAAGTGTGGACAGTTGATGGATTGGGGAAGTTTTTTTGACAATCAAGAGGTTATTAGAAAGTGAGGAAAAATAATGAATCGTATAATTTTATGTGGGAGACTGACTAGAGATCCGGAGATTAGATATTCACAAGGAGCAAACGCAACAGCAGTAGCAAAGTACACGTTAGCTGTTGACAGAGCTTTCAAGAAAGAGGGCGAACAGGCAGCAGACTTTATTAACTGTATCGCATTTGGCAAGAATGGAGAGTTTGCGGAAAAGTATTTACACCAAGGAACTAAGATTATCGTTGAGGGTAGATGGCAGACCGGCAACTACACTAACAAAGACGGACAGAAAGTCTACACTAATGATTGCGTTGTTGAAAGACATGAATTTTGTGAAAGCAAGAATGGTGCCAATGAGAACAGACCGACAACAGTTAGACCAGAACCAAACAGCATAGGAGATGGTTTTATGACTATCCCGGACGGTACTGAGGAAGAACTACCATTTGCTTAATTGATGTGAGGTGATTTGAAGATGTCAAACAATAAAGTTTGCGGATTTTGCAAATACAATAATCAAGATCCGGTCACGAAGAAATATATTTGTCAAAATTCAAAATCGGAAAGATACAACACTTCTCCTGCTAGTTTTCAGACGTGTGAAGCATTCTCGAAAGAGAATGCACACACTATGAGCGAATTGTATCAGATGCAATCTTTGCCGTTAAATGCAAAGGTCGAAATGACAAAGCAGAGAATTAGGGATTGGGTAAATGAGTTTGGCGAAGATGGAGTGTATCTGTCATTTAGCGGTGGTAAAGACAGCACAGTTTTAGGACACATAATCAGAGAAGTTTGCGGATATAAAAATATTCCTTTTGTGTTCGTAGATGTACCCACTCAATATCCAGAGTTAAAGGAGTTTGCGCAGACTTTTGATAACCTTGTGATTTTGAAACCTAAGATTTCGTTTGCACAGGTTTGCGAACAGTATGGATTTCCGCTTTTTGGAAAAGAAATTGCAAACTGCATAGATGGTGCGAGAAGATATGTAAAATGTCTTGACAGTAAAAGTAACAGCAGCATAATCTTGACAGACAGACAGACAGACAGACAGACAGACAGACAGACAGACAGTTCCATATGCTTGCTACATGGCAGACTTGTTAGGAATAGACAGGAGAGTAAACAAAGGCAATGCGGATTATCAAAGTTTGCAGATGGGAGTTATCCCTAGTGGTTCAAAATACCGCTTAGATAGGTTAAATGGCGTTTTACTCGACAATGATGGTGGAAAGTCACAATTTAATATGGAGAAATATAAATTTACCCTTGACGCGCCATTCGATATCAGCGACAAGTGCTGTGATTATCTCAAGAAAGAACCAGCACACGAGTATGAAAAGAAAACAAGAAGAAAGCCAATCTTGGCAACTATGGCTACAGAAAGTAGGGCAAGGACACAAAAATGGCTACAAGAGGGGTGCAATGCATTTGATTGTAAAAGACCGCATAGCAACCCTATGTCATTTTGGACAGAACAGGATGTGTTGCTTTACATCAAAGAAAATAATCTGCCTATATGTTCCGTTTATGGCGAAGTAGTTACAGATTATGAAGCTATGGGGCAATGCGAAAATCAGATGTCATTTGCGGATTTTGGGATTTTTGGCAACGAAAGACCATTGCTGAAAACCACAGGCTGTCAAAGGACTGGCTGCGTATTGTGCGGATTCGGATGTCACCTAGAGAAAGAAAGCAGATTTTTAAGGCTGAAAGAAACACATCCTAAATTTCATAATCTGCTATATGTCTTGAAGAACAATGGCGTGACATACGCAGAAGTTATTGACTGGGTGAACGAACACGGAAATATGAATATTAAGTATTGAGGAGTGAAAGAAGTGGCAGAAAATGAAGCATTAGAAAAATTAAGAGCATATCTTAAATGCCAAAGATTACAAGTAAAAGGCATTTGTGAAGATTGTAACGAGAAATTATGCGACAACTGTGATTTATGTTATGCACAAGGTAATACTGGAGAACATATCAAAAGTATAGAGATTGCAATACAGGCACTTGAAAAGCAGATACCGAAGAAAGTAGTCAAGGACGGAAAACAGAGCTACAAATGCCCTTACTGTGGTGAGAGTGCAAAGACAGAGACAGGCGATAGTTTTATCGACTATCGACTAGATTATTGCGATGGCTGCGGTCAACATTTAGATTGGAGTGATGAAGAATGAGCGAAAAACTGAAACCGTGCCCGTTTTGCGGAAGAAAACCTATAATCGAACAATGGAAAAGCGGTGGGACTATGTATATGGTTAAGTGTAACAATCCGGATTGCCCAATTCCGGTTGCATCTTATCCGGCAGGACATAATTTAGACGAGGTAATGAAAGAATGGAACAGGAGGACGAACGATGGGAAGACTGATTGATCCTGGTGTACTTTTAGATAACTTAAGTGGAATGCTTTCGAGTATGGAAGATTATGATGCGATAAGAAAAGTGGTTAATAATATGCCGACCGCCTATGATGTGGATGCGGTTGTGGAGCAGTTGGAAGAACTGCGAGAACTTGATGCGTGTGACTTTGATAATTGTCCTGTCGAAGATATCCACTGTTGTGATTGCACTCAAAAAAGAATGGCAGAACGATCAATCGAGATAGTAAAGGCAGGTGGAAAAATTGAGCTATCAGAATATAGCAAGAGCCAAGGCTATAGAACAGGAAAACAAAAAGCGACTATTGAAACTGAATCCAAAACTGAATGACAAAAGCGGAATATACTTCTTACTCCGAGAAGATGAAAACGGATTTAAGTATGCGTATGTCGGACAGGCAGTACATACACTTAGCAGATTGGCAAGCCACCTTGTAGGCTATGAACAGCATATAGACCTTAGTTTGAAACGCCACAAGCTGTATGACAAAGAGAAAAATCCTTATGGCTGGCGAGTTGAATTTCTGAATTTCCAAGAAAGTCAGCTTGACGAAAAAGAGAAGTATTACATCAAGCTATATGCTGATAAAGGTTATCAGCTTAGAAATGTCAGTTTAGGCGGTCAAGGAGAAAACCGTGCTAGTGGTTCAATAGGAGAGAGAAAATCACCTAAAGGCTATATGCAAGGCATACAGCAAGGCAAAAAGGTGTTAGCGAGGGAATTATCCTCTATCGCTGAAAAGCACCTTAAAATCGAAATTAGAGACGATAGGAAGCACAACAAGGTATCACAGAAACAGTATGAGAAGTTTATGTCTCTTATGAATGGTGGTGAATATGATGGAAATTAGACCAATAACCTTTGCAAGCGCTTGTGATTTTATCAATAAAAATCACAGACACCATAAGGCAACAGTTGGGTGTAAGTTTTGTCTTAGTCTATATGATGATGAAAAACTTGTTGGGGTTGCTGTATGTGGCAGACCTGTTTCAAGAAAATTAGACAATGGAATCACTTGTGAAATCAATAGACTATGTACAGATGGAACATATAATGCTTGTTCAATGCTATATGGAGCTTGCTGTAGAGTGGCAAAAGAAATGGGTTATAAGAAGATAATTACATATATTCTCGAATCCGAAAATGGCGCAAGTCTTAAAGCGAGTAATTTTCGGTGTGATGGAGTTGCAGGAGGCACGCATTGGACCGGAGAAAGAAATAAAGGTCAGGATATACCAAGAGAAATGAAAACAAGATGGAGCAAAGAGCTATGAGAAGTTTATGGATTTATTGAAAGTGGGTGAAGAGTAATGGGTGTAATTGCAGACAAATTAAGAGATTTACAGAAAGCATACAAAGAAAACGACTATGCAGAATACGACCAAATACTTGATTTTGCCATTGAAATTGCAGAGGAAGAAGAGAATAAGCATTGTGAATGGGAAAATGTCATTCCCCCACACGGAATGCCGGTTTTCTACACTTCTTGCGGAAAAATAAGCCTTAGCCGTGTATCAAACTATGATATTTACTGTAATTTTTGTGGTAAGAAAATCAAGATTGTTGGTGATACGAAATCGGGTGATTCAGATTGACAGATTATGAATGGTATAAATCAATTGGAATATGTGTGCAATGCAAAAAAGAAAATGCAGCTCCTAATCGTGTCAGATGTGAGGTTTGTTTAGAACAGAATATTTCAACACAAGAAAGACGCAGGAGAGTTGGAACTTATAAAATTAGTGATCGAAGATTGTATAATAAAAATCTTCGAGAAAAAAGAAAGTCAGAAGGGTTATGTATTGACTGCGGAAAACCAATTTGCAGCAACAGCAAGTGTTATTGTATAGATTGCAGGACTAAAGCAAAAAAAAGAAACGAGAAAAACAGAAGCGAAATTATAAGATCGGAACGTGCAATGTACGGACTTTGCTACATATGTGGGAAAGAAGCATTGAATGGCAAATCGGTATGTGAGGAACACTATGAAACACTGATGAAAAATCTGGAATCAATAGGAGATTCGGATAGAACCATTAAACAACGATCTTGGATTAAAAAACAGAATAGATTGATATTTAACAACTAAAAATCAAAGAAAGGAATAGGTTGTCCGGACATAAAACCGAGGTTTCCTTTTGGTGGATTAAAATGCTAGAAAATGGATTGTATAAAATGGATTGCAGGGATGGACTTAAATTAATAGATGATGAAATGGTAGATATTGTAATGACAGATATTCCTTATAATATTTCTCAAAAAAAGTCTATTGATAGAAGTGTGATAGATAGCAAGGAATTAAAAAGGAACGGAAATAAAAAAGAACTCAACTTCAATTACGGCAAATGGGATTTCTTTGCAGATAATGAGGCGTATTTCAGCTTTATTCAGAGTGTCTTTGCCGAAGTGTATAGAGTTATGAAAGACAGTGCTAGTCTGTATATGTGGGTTCCTAGAAGTGAAGTATCTTTTATTGAATATATACTTAAAGATATAGGATTCCATGTTAGAAACATATTGGTTTGGTGCAAAACCAATCCTTGTCCTCAAATATTTAAGGTTGGATATATGTCTAGCACTGAATTTTGCATTTTTGCCACAAAGTTGCCAGGTGCTAAACATTATTGGAATATTGAGAAAGGACAGAAGCAATCTTTTTGGGTAAAACCAATTTGTCAAGGCAATGAAAGGACAGAACACCCGAATCAAAAGCGGCTTGATATTGCAGAGGATATGATTGCTCAATCTGCAAGAAATGGTGAACTACTTTTGGATCCATTCGCAGGAAGTGGAACTTTTGCAATAGCGGCACATAATTGCGGATTAAAATTTATCGCATTTGAAAATGATGATAAAAATTATAAAATTGCTGAAAGCCGAGTAAAAGCCGAGACATCACAGATGAACTTATTTGATTTTATAGGAGATACAGTATGAAAGACGAAACAAAACAGGAGATACAGATTTTACTTGACCTACTCAAAGGCAGTCTTACAAGAAATGGTGTGAGTATGGCAACGGACAATAGTGGTAACTTAATGTTCTTTGATACATCTGCCTATGTTAGAAGTAAAGGAAAGGAATTTGACGGATTTAGGGTTAATATCAACGATTTGGTGAGGTGAGAAGATGGAAGTCAACATTAACAAAGAAATAGTCTCAAGAAGCCTTGATACATATGGAAATGGAATGCAACTTGTGGTATGCATGGAAGAATTATCAGAGCTTACACAGGCAATCAGCAAGGAGATAAGAGGTAAAGATAACCGAAACAATATCATTGAGGAAATGGCTGATGTATTAATTTGCATTGAGATTTTAAAACAGGTATTTGAGATTACAGATGAGGACATTGACAGTTGGATTAAGTATAAGCAGGAGCGGAACTTGTTCAGAATAAATTGCCCTCAAGCTGATTAAAATACATCAAGACGGAACTTGAAGAAATATAGGAGATGATGATATGGCAATATACAGAAATGTACAACTTTCGTTTTGGACAGACAATAAGGTTTTAGATGAGTTTACGCCAGAAGACAAATATTTTTACTTGTATCTTCTGACGAATCCGCACACGAATATATGTGGATGCTATGAAATCAGTTATAAGTCAATGGTTGATGATACAGGATATAACAAAGATACGTGCATAAGACTTCTTGAACGATTTGAAAAGGTACATAATGTGATCAGGTTCAATTCTGAAACTAAAGAAGTATTGATTTTGAACTGGCATAAGTACAATTGGTCAAAATCGCCTAAGACGCTTAACGGAGTTGAGAGTGTTGTTAAACACATTAAATGTGCGGAATTTAGGGATTATTTATACAAGGTTATGAATTGCATTGCAAACGATGAAAAACCGCCAGAATATGACGATAAATGTGTTTCAGAGCCACGTATAATTGATATTCCTGATAATGATAACGAACTGGAAATTGTTAAAAATGTGGTTGATTATCTGAACGCAAAGTGTGGAACGCGTTATAGTTACAAAACCGCGTCAACGAAGAAGCATATCCGGGCAAGGCTTAAAGATGGATTTACAGAATCTGATATGTTGGAAGTTGTAGATAAGAAATTTGCAGAGTGGAAAGGCACTCAATGGGAACAGTATCTTAGACCAGAAACATTGTTTGGAGCAAAGTTTGAAAGTTATCTTAATCAGAAGATTAATACGAACGAAAGCTCAATGAATGATTCTTATGCAATGATGAATGAATGGGCGAATGGAGAGTGATGATATGACAAAGGAAGAATTTAGTAAATTTGCAATGGCATTAAAGACATATTACTCAAGGGAAGAAAAGTTGCTTATTAATCAGCAGGCTATGGGATTGTGGTATATGCAATTACAGGACCTATCATACGATGTAGCCAGCGCAGCACTTAATAAATGGGTTGCACTTAATAAATGGTCACCATCAATAGCAGATATAAGAGCATATGCATCTAGCATTGTTTACGGTGATATTCCAGATTGGGGAGAAGCATGGGAATTGGTTCTTGATTCGATTAGAAAATTCGGAATGTATCGAAAGCAAGAAGGTATATCATACATTGGTGAGCATAATAGGATTGCACTTAGATGTGCGGAAAGGATAGGATACGATACATTATGTATGTCAGAGAATCTTTCTGTTGAGCGTGCTAATTTTCGAATGATGTATGAGCAATATTCAGCTAGAGAGGACGAAAAAAGGCAACTACCAAATGCATTAATAGGTGAAGTTGAAACAATATATTCCAACAAAGACCGTTTGAACGCTATTAGGAAGGATGATAATAATGGTAATGTATGAGAATGATTGTTGTGATTGTGCAACTGCCGGCTATCCTTGCATAGGCAAAAGTTGCCCTAATCAGAATGTACCTCATTATTATTGTGACAGTTGTAAGGAGGAAGTAGAGTTATTGTATCGTTATTTTGATGGGAAACAATTGTGTGAAAATTGCATACTTTCTAATTTTCAGGAGGTTGAATAATATGTCGAACGTAACTTATTATAACCGAAAATCTAAAGGATTATGCGTATTGTGTGGTGGAGAGATTGAAGACTGCAGAAAAGGCCTTACTCTTTGTAGTTGCTGTGAAGAGAAAAGAGCAAATAAGGCTAAAGAAGATTATAAAGCATATCAATCTCTTAGAATATGCCCTATATGCCACAAAAGAGAATTATATCTAAACGAGAAAATATGCCATATTTGTTCAACAAAAGAAAAAAAATATGACTATGCGAAAAATGCAGAAAGGAATAAGGAGTTAAAAAAGAAAAAATATTATGAAGACAAAGAAAATGGTATGTGTGTAATTTGCCACAAAAGGAAATCCTTAGAAGGGAAAACTGTATGTTCTATATGCAGAGCTAAACGTAATGACTATTTGTCCAAACATAGATTTCCAAACAAAGAAGAAAACAAAAACAGAAAAATGGACTGGGTTTATAACGGCAAATGTTATTTCTGCGGATATACAGCCAAAAAAGGATATAAAGTATGCGAAAAGCACTATGATATATTATTAAAAAGTATACATAACAGTAGAAATAAGGAGAATACGGCTTATGAAGTTATCCAAACTGACTAAGCCAGAGCTTGAAGAAATTAGATTAAACGCCAATTTTACCGCGGAAGAAGAACAGATTTTTACATTTCTTTTCCGCGGTTTTTCAAATAAAGAGATTGCAATTAAAACTTGTTTATCACTTAGAACAGTGGAGAGAAGAATTCAGTGCATTAAAGAAAAAATCAGAAGATTAGAGGTGATAAATAATGTGTGAATTAACGGATCGAGAATTATTGAATTACGCTATTGAAAATGGTATTATCAGTCGTGACAACATACAAGAACAAATTGAGATGAACGAACGAAAGAGGTATTTGGAGCAACACAATTACGAAATTTGGAAGGGGAAGGATGAAAGATATTATACATATTTGCCTGATAAGCATACGAAATCCGGAAGGAAACTTTTGAAACGTACAAATGAATCTTCTATTGAGAATGCAATTGTTGATTATTATAAGAATATGGCAAATGAGCCTTATATAGAGGATGTATTCAACATGTGGATTGATAGCAAACTGAAGTACGGAGAAATTCAAAGACAAACATACGATAGATATTCTACCGATTATGAAAGATATATACGAAAAACTCTTATTTCAGAAATTGAATTCAGATTTATTACAGAAGATTTGCTGGAAGAATTTATAAAAACAACTATTCATTCCATGAATCTTACATCTAAGGCTTGGAGCGGTCTTAGGACATTGATTAATGGCATTTTTAAGTATGGAAAGAAAAAAGGATATACTAAAATAAGTATAACAAGCTTTATGGGTGATCTGGATTTATCGAAAAATATATTTACAAAAAAATATATTGACGATAGATTAAAAGTTTTTACTTCTGAGGAAGAAAACTTGATCGCCGATTACATATGTAATCAAAAACCATCATTGCTTTTATATGGAGTACTTTTATCGTTCCAAACAGGAATGAGAATAGGAGAGTTATCATCTTTAGAATGGAATGATATAGATGGAAATTCCATTAAAATTACAAAGACTGAGATACGATATAAAGATAATAATGGAAAATATGTTTTTGAAGTTAGAGACTTTCCGAAAACAGATGCAGGAAATAGAAATATTATCATAACCAAAAAAACGATTGAGTTGTTACAAAAAATAAAAAATATAAGTGGATCTCAAAATGGATATATATTCTGTAAGTCTGGGAAAAGAATGCATGGCCATGCATTCACCGATAAATTATACAGGATATGTGATGATCTAGGAATCCAACGCAGATCAGCTCATAAAGCCAGAATGACTTATGGCACGCATCTTATTGATGCAGGTGTTCCAGACAACATTACAATATCCCAAATGGGGCACACAGATATTAAAACTACCAGAGCTTTTTATTACTATAACAATAAAAGCAAAGAAGAAGCAGAACGTATAATTGAACGTGCTTTTTCTGCGTAAGTAATCAAAAAGTAATCAAGGTAATCAAAACCAAAACTTAAAAATCAAGAAAAATCAATGGGTATAGGGATTCGGAAATGGGTTCGAATCCCCCGTGTCTCACTTTACATATATATAGAGTGAAACGCTGAAAGCCTTGTAAATACTAGGGAAAGGAGACTTGTATGTTGTCACTTAAAATAGACAAAAAATGAAAGGTAATCAACGAGGTAATCAAGTAGTAAATTAATACTTAATATGGACGTTTTATTTTGAACGTTTTTACGTTCTTTTTTTGCTTTATTGGCGGTTTTAAGACGGCAACATGACGGTTTTACCGTCTTTTTTTATGCAAAAATTTAATCATAAGGAGGTTGGCTCTTATGTTTTCAGATGAAGTTTTAGAAAAAATATTTATGCGAAAAGAATTACAGAAATTAGATTTACAGACTCAATCTTCTGTGATTCACGCAATAGAAGAGGTTTTAGAGGAGGAAAATTATGGTAAACAATCCTTATCAGACACCTATAATGAATAATTATTTGCCGCAATATGGTGCCTATCAGTATAATCCTATGGCAAATATGCAAAGATTTCAGACACAGGAACAGATTCAGCAAACTATGCCACAGCAGATAACAGGCATTAATGGTAGAATCGTACAGGAAGTTGATAATATTAACGCTAATGAAGTTCCTATGGATGGCAGTATGGCATTTTTTCCTAAACAGGATTTGTCGGAAATATATGTAAAGGGATGGAATGCTGATGGCACAATTCGTACAACCGTTTTTAAACCGGTTTCAAACAGTAATGGTATAAATACATCAAACATTGTTACAGAATCGAAAATAAGCCTATCAGAAGAGGTTACAGAGGGCATTATGAAACGATTCGATGAGATAGAAACAAAGTTGTGTAGTTTGGAATCATCTTTGACTAAATCTACAACTAAAACATCATCTAAGTCAAAGATTAGTCAAGATTTAGTCCAAGATTAAAAAGAAAGTGAGGATATAAAATGAATCTACTTAATATTTTACAGATGGCTAAAAATGGAAATCCTCAGCAATTCATGCAAAGCATAATGGGGAACAGTCAGATTATGCAAAACCCTATGGCTAAAAACACAATTGAAATGGCTCAAAAAGGAGATATGAATGGAATTGAGCAGATGGCCAGAAATCTCTGCAAAGAAAAAGGAATAAATGCAGATGAAATATACAATTCGTATAAACAAAAATTTGGAATGTGATACTAATTCTTGCAAGATTACGTATATATAATTTTTTAGGAGGTAAAATGGTATGTTTGAATCAAATACACCTTTTATGATGCCGGTTGCACCTGCTAACTCAAATTATGGTTCTGGTGCTGGCTGGGGAGACGGTGGTTGGTTATGGATCATCGTTGTATTCGCCCTGTTGTTTGGATGGGGGAATAATGGATTTGGCGGAGGTTTTGGCGGTAATGGCGGTTATGTCGCTACTGCAGCTACTCAGGCTGATATTCAGAGAGGATTTGACAATTCAGCTGTAATTTCTAAGCTGGATGGAATCAATAACGGCTTATGTGATGGATTCTATGCTGTACAGAATGGAATGAATGGTATTAATACCAACATTCTGCAGACTGGTTTTGGCATCCAGCAGGCAATTAATGCCGACACTGTAAGTGGAATGCAGAATACTAACTCTATTCAGGCAACACTTACTAATATGGCTGCGCAGAACGCTTCATGCTGCTGTGAAACACAGAGACAGATTGAACGTGGATTTGCAGACACAAATTACAACATGGCTACACAGGCTTGCCAGACAAGACAGGCAATTGCCGATAGCACACGTAGCATCTTAGACTACTTATGTCAGGATAAGATTGCAACATTGCAGGCAGAGAACAGCGATCTTCGGAGAGCTGCTTCGCAGGATAGACAGAATGCAATTCTAACTACTGCTATGACTGCACAGACAAGCCAGATTATTAATGCAGTAAATCCTACTGCAATTCCGGCATACGTTGTACCTAATCCAAATGCATATGCATATGGGTGTGGATACAACAACGGATGTGGTTGTTAATGAATAACAATCAAAACACAAACGGATTACCTTACCTTGATGCACTTACTGTATTTTCTGTAATCCTGCAAATGATCGGTTATCAGAATGACCAGATGCAGACATCTAACGATGATTTGTTGAGAGAGTTGCAGAAGCAAGACAGGGAATACCTTGATAAGATAATTCAGAATCAGAATGAAATACTTAATATTTTATCCGATTTTCGCCAAAAGGTTTGATTTTTAAGGGCAGGTGAAAATCTGCCCTTTACTTTTAGGAGGTATATATATGAGTTGTAGAAATGTATGTCACTTATGTGACAATTTTATAATTTCAAATTCTGTAACTTTTACAGGCGGAAACCTTGTTATTGACTTACCTGCCGGAAGTTACGCAAATAATAGAAAAGTATGTATTGTTGTAGCACAGTCAATACCAGATGCAACAACAATCAATGCTCCTGTTTATATTACGATCGGCGGTGGAGCGGTACTTTATCCGTTAGTAAAGAAAAATTGTAGACAGGTTACGGCATGTGGACTTAGAACACGCACAAGATATTCAACAATCGTTGAAACAACTAACGATTCTGGATTGTTTAGAATGCTCGGAAATCCATGCTGTTCTCCAGACAATCGTTTAACTGCGATTAATGGTGGTGGTACACCTGTTACACAATCTGCGACAGTAAAGGGGGCAAAATAACATGGATATTAAAAGAATGCATGATATGATTGAAAAACTTACTGAATGTTCGAAATCACAGTTTGATAAGGGAATTGAAAGTGTTGATACTTGCGAGATGGGAAAAGTTATAGACATGATAAAAGACCTTGCGGAAGCTATGTATTATCGGACGTTGACCAAGACTATGGATGAATCAGAAGATGAAGAAATCTTAAAGATGTTTGACAGATATGGACGAGATAAGAGATTTTACGATCATTACCGGTATGAAGATGGAAGATTTGCACCAAAAGGAAGAGGAACGTATCGTAGAAATTACGATGAACCTATGTGGCATATGACACCTGAAATGTACAGGGATATGGACAGAGAGCCATATGGACGTATGTATTATACAGAGCCTACTCATATGCATGATTCCAGAGAAGGCAAGAGTGGAATGAGCAGAAGAACGTACATGGATACAAGAGATGCACACAAGGCTAATACGCAGCAGGACAAGGAAGCAAAAATGCATGATCTGGAAACTTATATGCGTGAATTGTCAGAAGACATAACGGAATTAATTTCTGATATGACACCGGAAGAAAAAAACTTGACAAAATCAAAGTTAAGTACACTTGTTTCTAAAATGTAGATTATAGGCTATGAGTAGAAATATTCATAGCCTGTTTTTGATTAACTATTTCCAAAATGGAAATTGTTCAAGAAAGGGGTATACAGGTGATTTTTAGCATCAATGGTACAATTTGGCACATACAATATAAAAATCCAAATACAAGCGAATTAATGCGTTCAGACGGCACATATACATTGGGAGTCACAGATAGAAACACAAAAACTGTAACAATAGCAAACTGTTTATCAAAAGATATGACAGATAAAGTATTGTGCCACGAATTAACACACGTTCATGCAATGGAATATGATTATACAATTCCAATCGAAACAGAAGAAATTGTTGCAGATTTTTTATCACTGTATGGCAGAGATATCATATATCTAGCTGATGATATAATGAGTGGATTTATGGAGAGTAAAAAGTATGGATAATATAGATAAAGTTTTGGAATACGTTAAAAGAACCAACAAGTACATGACAAAAGAAAAACTTTTAGATATATTAAGATCAAGCAATTCATATGGAATAATTGCTTTATCGTTATCATCTAAAAATATAGGAGGGCAAGATAATTAATTCTTGCCCTTAATTTAAATTTTGTTTTAAAATTTTTTTGAAATACAAAAACCTTACTTTTTGAGAAAAATAAAAATAATTTGGATTTTTACAAATATCAGAAAAAATCTCAAAAAAGATGTCGGCACTTTTTTATGCTCCAAAAAAAATTCAAAATTCACCCTTGATTTGCCAATAGCGTAAATTGACGAAATATATTTTTTACATCTCACAAAGTTTATCAAACCTTTTTTCGCACTCAATAGCGTTACATGGACCGAATACTGAAATGCACAGTTCACACCCTGCAGGATTTTCAAGCGGAATTTCATGACCTTTATCGTCTAATGTTGTACATAATTTATATAAATCAGACGCGGTCAATCTATTGATCTGATCGCATAAATCACCCTTGAATCTTTCGATATTTTGCATAACTTAAACCCCCCAGAATTTCAATAATTCTAGTATTAAAAACACAAATATAATTAAAGAAAATTATATATCATTTTCGCTATTTTTTCAACTGTAAAAAGGGCGCAAAATGCGCCCTAGTATCCAAGCCACGCCCGGAGCCTTTCCATGCTCCACCCGGTAAGGTCTTCTACATCCTCAAAAAGATCAGACCCGGCAAGCATAGAATCGGCATATATTCGTCCTTCTTTTTCAAAATTTGGGACGCTGTGAACGTCCAAGATCTTTTTTATCTTTCTGTTTTCCATAATTTATACCCTCCATTTTTTTAATATTATCCATTACAGAAGAAAGAGCCGCCGGTAGTGATCCGGCGGGCATCCTCTGCGGCGGCTAGTTCAAGCTTTTTTCAATCTCTTTCGCAAGGTGCGGGAAGGCTTTTTCTATGTCTTGCACGCTGTCTGCGTAATAATCGCCTACAGTTTTCCCAAAAATGCGAAGATTGCCGGAATAACCACCATATAAGTCATTAAAATATATGTCTAATCCTGTCACCTGTCCCGGCTTGGCTCCATGCCACATATCAACATCTATTTTTCCCATTTTCCATACCTCCATATTTTCAAAATTTCACGGAATCCGGGTAAAAGCAAGCCGGGGCATCGAACCCCGGAAGCGTTATCCTTGCTATTAAATTGATTCTTTTTCTTTGTTGATTTCTGCAGCAATTATTCCCTGTTCGAGAAAATAACGTAGTGCGCTATCTCCGAAACGCTGTATATAATATTCTGCAAGCTCCGAAGTGCTAAAAGTGTCTAATGCTGTGCCGACATCTCTATAAATACCGCTATATGTTTTAGCCCTATTTGCTATTGCTTTATCAATCGGACTATTTGGTTCTTCTTCTTTAACCGCTACAAGCCTATCAGTGCGCATTGTTCTAATATGTTCGTTCCCGCTTTCGTCGGAAATAATAACGCATTTAACGCTTTTTCCGCTCTTAGTAGGCTCCACGCTTTTAACCGTGGAAGTGTAACCAAAATTCCAAACTGTAACCATTCCTGGCTTTAATTCTGCCGCCGGAATTGCTTTTTGTGGTGTGTGTATTCCTTGTAATTTGATTGTCTTCATAATATTAACCCTCCTTAAAATCTTTCTGGCTTTTCGTAACGGATAATTGCAACCGTTTCGCCTGTGCTTTTAAGCGTTCCCCAGCCGTTCCACATCGGACCATTTAAACCTAATAACTTAGGCTGGTTATATAATTCTTCTCTCTGGCTTTCTGCCATTCTTCCGTTATTGTAGCTATATATAAGGCTCTCCATTTCCTCGGCTGTCTTTATGTTGCTTGGTAAATCGTAGACGCATTTTGTGCCGTCAATCAATGTTCCTATAATCATTTTAAGCCTCCTTTTTAATCTCTAAACTGTCAATATTGCCCTTTTTCATCTCTTCTAAAGCTGCGGCGATTTCTTCTCTGATATCTCCCTCTGCTGGCTCTGTGAATGTGTAATCTTCGTTGTATTCTGTGCCTGTGATTTTAATTCTGTAAACTGTCATAATTAACCCCTTTCTAATGATTCAGCGATTGAATCATAATAATTTATTGCGTTTATAAGTTCTATTTCTCTGCTTTCTCTTTGATATATTAATCTTTCGTTCATTAAATCAGAGCGAAGACCTAATATATATTTTTTTAAGACCTCAATGACTTTCAAAACATCATTTCTTGAATTAATAGCTTGTTCTATAAAGATGTTTTTATTATCATATGTTTTTATCTTTACAATCTTCATAGCATTTTACCTTTTCGCCAACTATGATATAATTGGCTTACCTTTCTTTTTTGATTGGTGCCGGCTGCGTGATCTGGAGGACCTGCAACCGGCTTTTTTCTAGCCTGCCATCATCAGAGCCGGGGAACCATTCCCGGCTGACGCCTTGCGGCGTTTCGGCTTAGACTTCTTTTATTATAAAATCCCGCTCGGCTTTTCTTGCCTGCTCTGGTGTCATAACCAAAATGCCTATAATTAACTTTGTTTCCTTGTCCTCTACCTTATATGCTTTCATGTGTTTATCCTCCTTGTTTTTCTTTTTCTTAACTTGTATATATAATAGCATTTATATTGCACATATACAAGATGTAAAAATGACAAAATATTGCACATATAAGAAGGGTTTATTGTGCAATATGTATAATGCACATATACGCTTGACAATATAATGCACATATGATACTATATAAAGAAAAAACGGAGGTTTTGGAAAATGAGCGAAAACAAGACAAGCGTGGCGCAGCTTAGAGCGTCAAGAGCGTACGAAAAAAGAAATGACCGTATAAATATTATATTCCCAGCCGGCACGAGAGAACGCATGGAGCGGCTCGGAATTGAAAAGCCGGGTACATTTATTAAGGAAGTGATATCAACTGAGCTTGACAAAATGGAAAAGTATCAAAAAAAGTAAAATATGTGCAATATATGATTGACAATATAATGCACATATGATATGATGATTACATCATAAAGAAAGGACATCGGAAACGGTGCAGGGGTGAAAATTATGGAAAGCAGCCGAGGACTTCGAAGCCTGCCGGGAAGAGTTTAACGGTCAACTTTCTGATGGAGTTTTTGAGAACTCCAGAACTGGAGAAATTATTGAGATTACAGACGGTGACACGTTAAAAAGCGACTCAACAGAATACACACTAAGAAAGATTGATGGTGATTGGTGCGTTGACTGTGACGAGTACGGAGCACAAGACGTGCTTACTCGATTTGAATTGGGCAGTATAGCCGAAGCTGTTTTATATGCAATTGAAGACGGCGCGGATATACATCCATGTGTAGAATAGAAAAAATCAGAAACCGCCCCGGAGGTAACGAGGGCAGAAAGGGGATAATATGATGAGAAAATTAGAAAAGGCGGTTGCCGAGTTGGAGAAAAGAACAAGCACAAAGATGCGGGTTTGTGATTATGATGATATGCAAGGAGGAGTTCCTAGCATGTCAGACGGTTATAGGTACGCTTTGTGGGTGTATTCAGTTACAGATCGTAACGGTAGATCTGTTGCTGTGAATTGCGGGAATGGTAGAGTTCTAGGTAGATTTACAACGCAAGCAGAAGCTGCGGATTGTATAAATACTGGAATGTTCGATAATTTGTAAATATTGAGAATAAAAGAGGAGCATGCAGGCTCCTCTTTCCAGTTTGGTTAAATTATAAAATATTGGAAATTGTTCTTTTTAACATTCCAACATGGTTATATTATGTTTAGAATTATACATAATTTTTACTGATCTGTCAACTTCAATTTTTTATAAATTCAACAAATATAGAGCAAAACACCCGAAATCAGTAACAAGGTAAAACAATACTATACATAGATAAATTGTATTACGATTATTCAACGATTATTGACGTAAATATGTAAGAAAAATATGCCCCATATAAGGGGTATACATACCCCATATAAGCATCTGTTTCTGATACTGATTTCTGATACTGTTATTCTGTTATTTATTCTGCTTTATTATTTATTAATAATCTAAATCATTTAAAATATATAAATATTTATATAAAATTTAATATATAAAATTAAAATGTAAATTTTTTAAAATAGTTATTGACTACATAGTTGATGTATGATATATATGTCTTATAGCCGTTATGGTATTACGTGAGATTTAATAAAATATATAGTCTATACTTTGAACTGTTAACCAAGTTTTCAAAATCCTTCAAGACTGTATATTTATTATTTCTCATTTTTTATTTTAAAAATTGGGAGGATGCAGCCATGCAGAAAGTAGAAGATCAGACAGGGAAAGTGAATATTGAAGATCTACCAGAGCTGGCGCGTTCTACTGTTCAGAGCTACTGCGTAATGTACGGCTATGACGAAAGCGATATCCCACCGACCGTATGGAATGATATTATAACTGAGTTAAATATTAAAGTATTTTATCCAAATAAAAGTATATACTATACTTCAGATAGAGTAGGATATAATATTGAATATATAGAGTATATTTATGAATATATATATAAAAGACTTTGTAATACTCACTGTCAAGAGATAACTCAGAAAGGTTTCTGCGACATGGTAGGCATGACAACTGAAACGCTGCACTGCTGGAGAGATGAGGAGCTAAGCGGTCGATTCTCTTCTTTGTCGCAAAAAATTATGATGGACAATGAGGAATCTTTATTTGCACTGATGAAAGATAGGCGCAATAATCCGATGAAGTATCTACCAGCACTGAATAAAAGACATGCATGGAATATGCCAGGTGTAAGAGAGCAGACAACCAGAAAAGCAGCTTTATCAATCGAAGATATCAAGGCTAAATTGAACAAAAACGGGACACAATTAATTGATGATGCCAGCGATTAGAGCACTCGAAATTGTATAAAAATGGCACACAATTATAAACCTAATATTTACAAGGTTTTTAGCACCAAAGTATATGGGTAAATGCGGATAAATCAACATTTTTCCGCTAGCTCATGAATACTCACACACAATTATATAATTTGTCTGATAATTAAAACCTTAGTTTTGAAACGGTGAAGCAACAACAGGTCTCGGATCAAGAGGGGGAGGGGGTTTATGTGAAGAGTGAGAATGGTCTTACTAAGTCCCTAAAATAACCGCCAAAAATAAAAAGGCCTATGTAAATAATAACTGTGAGGTAACAGGTACCTTTATAAGTATTAAAAAGGGGATATATGAAATGCTTAAAAGAGTTAATACAAGACAAATGATAGAACTATATAGGGATTTCAGAGTGATTAAACTGTTTAAGGGAATATATCTTGTATCTGTAGCGAGTAGAAGGGTATACGGCAATAAACCGAAGATAGGATTGAAGAATTTGATTATGTATCCGTTAACATTTGTTTTTATACCGATCCGGTATGAATAGATTGGAGGTCAAGTAAAATGGAAGGAAACGAGTATCAGAAATTAGCAATGAGGACTAATGACGGTGAGGCAACAGAAAGATTAGGATTTTTGACAAGCAGGGATGAAAATACAGTAGTTGATTTTGGGGGATTAATAAACGGATGCTTAGGACTTGCGGGTGAATCTGGTGAAACCTTAGACATGATTAAGAAGTGGGTATTTCACGAAAAGGAACTTGACAAGGAGCATCTGAAAAAAGAAATTGGCGATGTAATGTGGTATGTTGCTATGATCTGTGAATCTGCTGGATTTGATCTTGACGATGTATTGCAGACAAATGTTGATAAACTGAAAGCAAGGTATCCGGAAGGATTTGATACGTATTTGGCTAATCATCGCAAGGAAGGTGATATATAGTGACCAGTGAGGAAATTTTGAAAACTGATTATAGCCAACAGTTTGACGAAAAAAGAAAAGCATTAGTAGTCCAGAGTTATTATAAGTATGGCAAAGCCGGTAGGAACTTTGCAACTGGAAATGTTGATGCAATAGGAAGTCTGAAAAAGTGCTTGAAGAAGTTTGAAGAAACTAAAAACACTGAATACTTGCTGGACGTTGCCAATTATGCGATGTTTCGATATATGTGGCCACAAGACGGAGAATTTTTTAAGCATACAGATAGTGATGGATCTGCCGGAATAGTTGGCATGAGCATTAATGAAATGGAAAATTTCAAAGATTAGAAAGAAAGATTAGTTTGGAAGATTAGACAATAGTAATTGTCAATCAATGGGTTCGAATCCCATATCTTTCAATAGAATAACAGCTTTTTTCATCTCGGCTGTTATTTGAGACAAACGATATTCGTGTTTGTCCTCCTTTCACCTACTAGCGGAAAGCTGATTAAAGGATCGTCACAAGATCCGGTAGGGTTAGCAATCAGATTGATTGCAATTATACGTAAGATACACACCTAGATATTATTTGCACACCCCTCCCCTCGCAAATTTATATCTAGGTGTAGTAATATTCAGATGTTCAAGGAGAGAATGCTATGGCGAGGAAACATCATTATATTGATCCGGATAAGTTTTCTGAAGTTGTTGTTAATTATTTGAGCGGATTTTATAGAAATCAAGTAGAAGCAGCAAAAGGTGCAGAAATGAGTGTACCAACTTTTAGAAAATATCTGAAAATGCTTTTGGAGGATAAGGAATTTCCAAAGGGTGTATTCATTGAAAAAAAATAAAATTATGCAGATATGGTGTAATGGTATCAAAGTGGATGGTAACTATGTTTGAAAAAATTTGGAATTTATACATACGAAAGAAAACAAAAAATTTAACAAGAATACCAATTTTTACAATGACATTTGACTATCGTAAGTACAAGGAACATGGAAAGAAAGATAGTTGCATGTTTTATTGCCATCCGGATATTGCCAATGATAAATTTGTGAAAGAGAAATTGTGTGAAGTGGTTTACCATATCCGGGACAATTACGATCTGGATATTTTTACGAAAATTTGAGGTTATGATATGTGTAAATTTTGTGATGGTAAAAAGGAGACAATTGAAAATGGATATACATACGGCAATGCGTATATAATAAAATCATATGGATATTTTAAACTATGTTATGACAACAGCTGTGATGAATACGGAGAGGGAGAATTCGAAATTAACTATTGCCCTATCTGCGGCAGGAAGTTGGTGGAAGAATGAATGAGAAAATCAAGATAATATCCGATGGCAAAACTGCACAAGTGTTTATTGACGGCAAAAAAGTAAGCTGTACCGATATGGAATTACATTTTAGCGGCCATGTCGGTAGAGAACCAATGATTACCGTAGATGCTCAATGGCATAAGGAGGGAAAAGATGGTAATTTGGTTCAGAATAATGATAAGACAGAAGTGTTGACAGAGGGAATAAAGATAAATTGCTGATTATTAGCGGAAAGGAATTTTTTATGAAAAAGAAAATTATGTCACTGATTATGATTGTATGTATTTCTTTAAGTCTAGTGGGATGCACTACAGCGGATACAGTAAATCACAACCTTACAAAAGATGCAAATGAATTTAATTTATACAGGAAGATTACTGTAACAAACGCAAGAACAGATACCATTATGCTGCAGGCAGAAGGATATATGGATCTTAGCAATAACAGTAACAATGAGCTTGTGATTACGATTAAGACAGGCGAGAATACATACTACAAAGATTATATTTATCTGAATGATTGGACTTGCTATGTTATGGAGCAGACAGAACCAACCGGAACGGATAAGTATCATTATCAGTTAGTGTTTTATCCGGAAAGAATTGCACCGGACATTGATATCAAATAAATAACTAACCGGCTAACAACAGGAGTTAGTCGCTACCCTAGAACAATTATAGGCAGAGGTCTATAAGCACCTTTGCTGAAAAGTGGAGGTGCTTATATTTTGGCAACAATGCAAGAATTGAAAGAGATAATATCTGATTGCGAACAATACATATCAACTAATGGAATAGATGAAAATGTTGTAAATGCATATTGTGATGTATGTAAAATAGCGTTAAAAAGAAACAATATACCGATACTACTACAATGCACATCAAGAGCAAAGGAATTAGTTGAGACATATTGTCAAAAAGAAATGAATTTCTCAATGTGGGAAATTGAGAAGATAGTTTTTGAAAGTAAATCTTCTTTTGAGCTGCTTGATCGGTACTATGAGATATTACTATACGAAGCACAGAATAAAATAGTTGACAGTTATTTTAGATACATCGAAAAAAAAAG